TTGTTGTTGCATCATAGGAGTAGGTTGTTGTTGCATCATAGGAGTAGGTTGTTGTTGCATCATAGGAGTAGGTTGTTGTTGCATCATAGGAGTAGGTTGTTGTTGCATCATAGGAGTAGGTTGTTGTTGCATCATAGGAGTAGGTTGTTGTATATTTGTATCATTTTTAAAATTATTAATAATTTCATTAAAACAATTAAAACAATTATCACCTTCATAAACATTAATATTATCATTATCTATAATAAATAACGTAGGAACTTTACTAAATTTTTTAGATTTAATAATTTTTTTTCTAATTAATTCATTGTCTATACAAATAGTAGATAGGTCAATAAAACTTAATAAATCAAATTCTAAATTATTTATAATTTGGAATAATTGTTTACAGTTATTTGAATATTCACTATAAAATAAAATATATCTCATAAGTATTGTTATAAGATTATAATGTTTTTTTTAAATAATTATGGTTATTTAAAAATACTATTATTTTTTACTTAATAATTTATTTATTTTTGTTTTTACACAAAATATATCATGAACTATAATACCTAATAAAATTAAAATTACAAATATAATTAAAAATAACCAATACCAGTATATATTGTTTATACCTATAAAGTACAATATTAAAGTTATAATTGAAGCAACAAATCCAGTTAATAAAAAATCAATTAATGCTATATCTAGTATTGGTATTCTAAGACTATGAGCACCTTCATTTGGTTTACCAAATAAATTTTTATATTTTTCTAAAGAACAAGACATTTTATTAAATAAAAATATATTTTAATACTTCTGATATATGAGAAATTGGTATTGCGCTAAAAGTATTATCAATTAATTCTGGATTTTTTACAAGAATTTCATTATAATCTTTTAAATTTTCTGATGGAAATAAAACTAGAGAACAACCTGCTCTTTTTGCACCAAAAAATTTATCTCTTAATCCACCAATTTCTAACGCATTACCTGATAAATCAATTTCACCTGTAATTCCTATATTATTTTTAATAGGTTTTTTTAATAATAAACTAAGTATAGATATAGTTATAGCTAAACCGGCACTTGGACCTTCTTTTTCTTCAGAACTAGAACTACAATGAATATGAATACCTTCTTTATTATTTTTCCATTTTGTTCTATATTCTTCTTTTAATTCTTCTGGTATTAAATTCCATGCTACTGTTTTTGCGACATCTTCACTTTCTTTCATAATCTTTTGTATATTTCCTGTTTTTTTCAATTCTAATATAGAATCACTAGGGAACCAACTTACTTCTACTGGTATAATTCCTCCTCTATAACCACTAGAAGCATATAAAGCATTTATTTTTCCAATTTTGCTTTCAGTATGAATTTTTTCTATTGTTATTTCATGTTTAAATTTAAGAAAATTTTTATAATTTTTTATATTGATTAATATATTTTTCTTTTTTATTTTTTTACTAATAATTTGATAGTTAACTTCTAAGAATATATCTTCTATAATTTGTTTTATTTTTCTAACTCCATTTTCAGGACTATAATAATATATAAGATGTAAAATTATATCATCTGTAAATGTAATATCAATATTATATTTATTATACATAGATGGAATAATAAAATTTTTACATATATCAAATTTTTCTGTATCAGTAAATCCATTTAAATGAATTTCAACTATTCTATCTCTTAAAATATTTGAAATTAAATTAGCATTATTATAAGTTAATACCCATGTTACTTTAGATAAATCAATATCTATATCACCAAAATATTTATCATGAAATGTTTTATTTTGAATAGGGTCTAATAAATGAATCAACAAGTTAATAATAGATTCTTTATCAATTTTATCAACTTCATCCAAAGAAATAATAGGATCCATTCTATTTGTATTTTGTAAAATTTTTACAATTTCACCTGGTCTTGAACCTTCATATGTATAACCAAAACCTTCTAAAGAAGAAGTATCATTATAACCTCCTAAACATATTTTACCAAAAGGTTTGTTAAAAATTTTTGATAAACCTTCAACAAAACATGTTTTACCAATACCTGGAGGACCTATTAAAGCAAAAATTTTACCTTCGATATTATTATTTGTAATATGATTTGATAAATACTTGATAATAAAATGTTTTGCTTCTTCATGACCATAAATAATTTTATTTAATTCATCAATAGTATTTGAGATAATTGTTTTTGTTTGTTTTATATTATAGAAATTATTTTCACTATATTTACCAAAAGGAATTTTTAATAAATTCATTAAAAATCCTGTATATTTACCACTATTTACAGAATTATCAATTTCAGATGTTACCATATTCCATATATAATATTTAGTTTTATCAGGAATATCACTAAGTAACAACTGTAATATTAAATTTTTATTATTATTATTTTTTATATTTTCTAAGAATGAAATACACTTATTTTTTTCGTCGTTATTCATTTTAAAAAAAGTTTCAAAATATTCCTCTTTTTCTTCTGATTTTTCTAACAAATCTTTAAATTTTTCAATATCTTTAATTTGTTCCTCATTTAATTTAGAATCTTTAATAAATTTTTTTAATTTAAGACTTTCTTTATTTTTACCTTTAATTACTAATACTAAATTATCTTCGTTTATAAACTCTTCATCATCTAAACTTTCATTAATAGTATCATCATCTGTTTCATAGTCATCATTATTTTCATCTGGTTCGTAATCATCTAAATCATCATTTATTTCTTCCATTAATTTATCTTTTACTAAAAATCCATCATTAAAATCATATTCATCATCTTCTGATTCATAATCATAATCATTAATATTCTTATTGGACATTTTATTTCTATATTTCTATCTTTAATTTAATAAATAAAGAATGACTAAATTAATAAAAAAAAAACATATTTTATTTGTTGGTCCACGTTTTACTGGTAAAACTACAATTATTAATAAATTTAAAAAAAATAATATAGAAACCAAACCTACTGTAGGTGTAGATTTTTTTAGTTTTTCTTATAACAGTGTATATTATAATTTGTGGGATATATCTGGTGATAATAGATATGAAAACATTGTTAATATATACTTTAAAAATATTGATAATGTATATTTATTTATTGATATTAATTTATCTAATGATGTTATTGATAGTTATATTAAAAAATGGTGTAAATTATTAATACAATATATACCTGATTTATATGAAAAACTATATATTGTTTTTACAAATATAAAAGTAATTAATGATGCTAATAAAAAATTTAGTTTATATACAAAATATAATATAACATGTTTTAAAATACTATTTTTAAATATAAATAACAATAAAGAAATTGAAAAATTATTTTATACTTATATATTTAACTATCAAAATTTACAAATAATTAATGATAATGATATTGATGTAATAAACAATAATAACATACTAGACAAAAATTATAATCAATTAGTTGATAACGATAATAAAGTTAAAAAATGTTGTTGTATATTTTAATTATATATAAAAATATAAAAAATATATAAAATAATATGGATACTAATTGGATTGAAATAAAAAATAATAAAAATGATAATAATAAGATCGAAAAAAATAAAAAAACTAAATTATGTAATAAAAATGATTGTACAAATAATAACTGTAACTTTGCACATAATATTGAAGAATTAAATATTATTGATTGTAAATTTAATATTAACTGTAAACAAATATTAAATATTGATGGTTTAATTATTAACAAATATAAGTCTAATATTTGTAAATACAAACATCCAGATGAAAATAAAGAACAATTTATTAAACGTATAAATCAAGTCAAATCACATATATTATTAAATACTACTATTAATGATATACATAAAGATATAGACAATATTATTTTAAAAGGTATTACTAACTTTAATGTAAATATTATTACCTAATTTATTATAATTTAAAAATTATAATAAATAATTTTTAAATATTAATAATATATTATTTTATTTAATAATATTTTCTTAATGTCTTGTATCCTTTATTATTTTTGTTATTATAGTTTATATATTCATAGGTTTCAGGTGGTGTGTAATATGGTGAATAAAACAATATTAAATTACCTTCTTCATCAATGTGTGCACCAGTAAATCCGGCTCCTGTAAAACCAGTGTAACCGGTAAAACCGGTAAAACCAGTGTAACCAGTGAAACCGGTGTAACCGGTGTAACCAGTGAAACCGGTAAAACCAGTGTAACCAGTGTAACCAGTGTAACCAGTGTAACCAGTGTAACCAGTGTAACCAGTGTAACCAGTGTAACCGGTAAAACCAGTGTAACCGGTAAAACCAGTGTAACCAGTGTAACCAGTGTAACCGGTAAAACCAGTGTAACCGGTAAAACCAGTGTAACCGGTAAAACCAGTGTAACCGGTAAAACCAGTGTAACCGGTAAAACCAGTGTAACCAGTGAAACCGGTGTAACCAGTGAAACCAGTGAAACCAGTGAAACCAGTGTAACCAGTGTAACCAGTGTAACCAGTGTAACCAGTATAACCAGTGTAACCAGTGTAACCAGTGTAACCAGTAAAACCAGTGTAACCAGTAAAACCAGTGTAACCAGTGTAACCAGTGTAACCGGTAAAACCAGTGTAACCAGTGTAACCAGTGTAACCAGTGTAACCAGTGTAACCAGTGAAACCAGTGAAACCAGTGTAACCAGTGAAACCAGTGAAACCAGTGTAACCAGTGAAACCAGTGTAACCAGTGTAACCAGTGTAACCAGTGTAACCAGTGTAACCAGTGTAACCAGTGTAACCAGTAAAACCAGTAAAACCAGTGTAACCAGTAAAACCAGTAGGACCAATAACTCTACCTAAGTTTATTAAATAATTTTCTTTTATTTTTTCAACTTTATTTTTAAAGTAATTTTCTATAGAATTACTTGTACCTGTTTTATTATCACATGATTTATCACATGATTTATCACATTTTAAACTTATATTTATTACAATTATTATTATAATAGTTAATAGTAATGCAATTATTACAAATCCTAATATCGTTGAAGCATTATCATTTTCCGCCATGTTATTTATTTATTATAAATTAATAATAAAAAAAAAGTTATTTTTTTTTATTATAAAACTATTCAACATTTAATGTAAAATGTTCATTAAGATCACTTCGTAATAAAATTTTTATACATAACATACCATCTATAAAATTTCTTACAATATTAGAAGGATTATTAATAATAAAAGGTAATTTTATTATTTTTTGAAATCTTCCATAATGTATATTAGATAATCTAGAGTTATAAGTATCATCATAGTTTTTAATACGTTCACCAGATACAGTAACTTTGTTATTTTGAAATTCGATATTAATTGAAGATTTATTTACACCTGCTAAATTCATATATATTGTAAATTCATTTTCATTATCAACTATATCGCATTCTGGTATAAATGGTCTACTAGTTGTAGGTCTACGTAAATATCTAGAAGTAGTATCACTAGTATCATTATTAACATTAGATAATGTTTGTAAAATAATATTACCCCAATCTAAATCAGTTAAATCAACATTTGAACTCATTTTATATATAAATAATATATTATTTAAATAATATATTATAAAAGTTGTATAGCAGTATCATAAGCTAATTCCAAAAGATAATGATCTATAACAGAAAAATCATCTAGAATAGAAATTTGTTTTAAAGTATAATTATTATTTTTTTTTAGAATACTTAATATATTAAGTATTAACTCAGGTAAAAAAGTAGTAATTTCATAATGCATTTTTTCATAAGTTTCTTCTAAAATTTGTGTTTTTGTTGTATCAATAATTTTTCTTTGTATCGTTTCAGGTGTTGATTTAATTGTCGAAACAAGTGAATTTAAACATAAATTTTCAAGAGAATTTGAGATTGACATTTTTAAAAATTTTATTTCTACTCAATATATATTTCATTTTTATTTATATCTTTCAATAGTTTATACCAATTTTTTAACATTACTTTATTTTCAATGTATTCTATTTTTGGTTTTAAGTTTTCAATTTCTTTCATAAAAATATCTTTATCAAGTATTATTTTTTCTTGTTGAAAAATAATACCATTTATTTGTATTATTTCAGAATTTTTATATATTATATCATTATTAGATATTATTTTAAATATTAAACTAGTTGTAATTATATAAATTATATATCTACATTGTTTAACAGATAAATTGAATATTTTTTTTTGTTTTAATATAAATTTTTCAATTATATTTTCCTTTAAATTTTTTTTTCTAATATTTGACCATATTTCTTTGTTTTTTTTTAAATTATCTTTAATATTGTCAAAAATTTGACGTTGTTCTATTTTTTCTTGTATTGATAACAAACCAAACTTGTTTTTAAAAATATCAAAAATTTCATTAAATAAAATTTCAGAATCTTTTTCTATATCAATTTTATAACTGAATTCTTTGTTTTTAAAGTTACAACATAAGAAATCTTTACTTATATATATACCATAAGGAGTAATTCCTCTAGATAATTCTTCAAAAATAGTTTTCCAAAAAATATCATTAGTAAATTTACAACAATCTAAAAATATTGCATAAATAATATCTTTTTCTTTATTATTCATATATTATATTTATAATATTAGTCTTTAATACATTGATTTAAAAACAATAATTATTTTATACAAAATATGAGTAATCCAAATATTATAACTAAAAAAATCCAAATAGGTCCTATAAAACAATTAATAGATTTAAATAGTGATTTAGTAAATTTTAGTATAAATTTTATAATAAAAACTACTGGTTCGTTTCAAGCTATTGTTATAGATCAATATAATTTAGATAATAATACAGATGTTAAATGGAAAGATTGTATTGACGAAATTTCCGGTAATATTGTTTCAAATAATAATAAATATGAAAGTTATTATTTATTAGTAAGATCAGACGAGAAAAAAGAATGTTCTGTTACAATAGAAAGAATTGTAATAGAACCTGATTTTAGTGGAAACGGTGGTGTATTCTTGCATCCTATTTTAACTTTAGAACAACAACAACAGCAACAATTACAACAACAGCAACAATTACAACAACAGCAACAATTACAACAACAGCAACAATTACAACAACAGCAACAATTACAACAACAGCAACAATTACAACAACAGCAACAATTACAACAACAGCAACAATTACAACAACAGGAACAATTACAACAACAAATACAATTACAACAACAACAAATACAACAACTACAAAAAGAAAAACAAGAAATAGAAAGAGAAGAATTTGAAAAAAAAAGAGAATTACAAAAAGAATTAGAAATGAACCAACTACAAAAAGAATTAAAAGTAAAAAATAATTCAAATATCAAAAACACAAAATATATTGACATATTATTAAATAATGTTTCGGAAGATATTGAAATTCCAATTTGGGTTATATTAGTTTTTATTATATTAGCAATTGGTGTTTTCTTATACTTTAATCGTTTTACAATTATGTTGTATTTAAAAAAAAATAATAAAATAACAAAACAATCTGATATTACTAATAATAATTTAATATCAGATGTAAAAGTTGATAATAAAATAAATGAATTAATAAATTTAGAAAATATAAATAATCGTTCTGTAAGTAGTGAAAAGTCTAATTTAAGTAGTAGTTCATTTTTTAGTAGTTCATCTTCTACCAATAGTATTGGAAGAAAAAAAATAACATCACCTACTAATTCTATTAATAGTGATTTTTTTAACCAATTTTTAGATAATAATCTAAAAAAGTAAAAATTAAATATTAGTCCACAATCTACAATATCTTAATATATCTTCTTTTGTTAAGTTAATATTATAAATACTTAAATTATTTAGTTTATTTAATATATCTTCATTAAATAAACTATTAAGTTTTATTCTATCTATTTTTTTTTTATTATTAGTTACATAATAACCTAATATATAGGCTAATGGATTTTTATATTCAAAAAAGGGTACACTTTCTATTTTATTATTTAATATATTAAAATCCTCTTTATCTAATAATTTAAATTCTGTTGTTGATAATTGATAAGATATATAATTGACGTTTTTTATAAATCTATCTTTAGGTGTTGATTTACGTATATCTATTATATCTGGTAAAAACATATCATTTGAAAACCCAACTCTATCAAATACATTCACTTCTGGTTTAAATTCATCATCATCATCTTTTTCATCACCAATATCTAATTCGTTATATTCATTTTCTTCATAATCAAAATCATCTTCTTTATCTTCTTCATCATCTTTTTTTATATCACTTGTATTGTCAATATAATCTTTTTCTGTTAAAAAATCATCATATCTATCTTCATATCTATCTTCATATCTATCTTCATATCTATCTTCTTCTTCATCTTCTACATATTCATTTTTAACTTTAAAATTACTATTATCAATTATTAATGCATCTTCAAAATCACTATCATCATCACTATCATCATATGTTTTTTTTGTTTTAATAATATTTAAATCATAATCATATTCATTGTCACTATCACTTTTTTCATCACGATTATTAATAATTAAATTATCTTCAAAATCACTATCATAAGCCATTTATTTTATATAATGTTATTTTATAAATATATGATTATTTAGTAAATATAATTATAATTAATATTAAGATTATAACAACAATAAAAATAATGTCAATATTTAAATAAATATCATAATATAAATTTCTAATACATTTACCTAAAAAATATATTTCTTTATTTTTACAATAACCATCTGAAATTATATCAGGTCCAGTAGGTCCAGTAGGTCCAGTAGGTCCAGTAGGTCCAGTAGGTCCAGTAGGTCCAGTAGGTCCAGTAGGTCCAGTAGGTCCAGTAGGTTCAGTAGGTCCAGTAGGTCCAGTAGGTCCAGTAGGTCCAGTAGATCCAGTAGATCCAGTAGATCCAGTAGATCCAGTAGATCCAGTAGATCCAGTGGAACTAATAGGGTTAGTAGGTTCTAAAATAGCTGTATTATAAAAATTTTTAATCCATTCTTTATCTTTTGAACTAAGATTAGTATTATAATAAGTTTTAAAATTTGTATCAGTGAATAAATGGGCAGGAAAATAATAATGCATAACTGAATATACGTCATATTCAGAACCATTTAATTCTGTTTCATTGTATTTATTCAATATATTATGATCGATAGTTTGTTTATCCCAGTAGTTTGGCATACCACTAAAAGTTTCGTATACTTTATTTACATTCCAAGGTATAGAAACACCGAAAGGATTTTGATGTTCATGAATCATACCTAAAGCATGACCAAATTCATGTAATACAGTAGGTTTATCAAGCCATCCAAAATTCATTGTATTTTGATTAGTAGGAATATATAAGTTATCTGTTCCAATATAAGACCAAGCACCGTCATTTATATCAAAACCTATACGTATATTTGAAACTGACCTAGAAACATCCCAAATTATATTTAAATCATTAATAAGTGTAATTAATTCTGTATTAATAATATTAATAACATAATTTTTATCTGAATCTCTAGCGTTTGAAAAATGTATTTTTAAATTAGAATTTTTAGGCCATATTTTATTTTTTAAAAAAGCGGCTCTTGTTTTTTTAATATATTCATTAATATTATTAATAGATATATTTTTATTGTATTGTATTAATTGTTTGTTAGATACATATTTATCTCCCGGTAAATATCTATCGAAACAAATTTTGTTTAAATTTATATTATTTTCCATTTTATTATTTAAAAAAATTTTTTTTAAAATAAATAATATTAAATATGGATGATAAAAAAGAACCTGTAAAAAATAATTATGATTTATTTAATAATCCTATGGTAAATGCTGCTAGAAAGGCAATGTCAGAATCAGATTTAAAAAGGTATGAAACAATTGGAAAAGAATTATATAATAATGTAGATTTTGAAACTTCTAATATATTAAATAATGATATTTCAGGATCAATAAAAAATGCATTATTATATATCGAAGAAGGTTTAAAATCAGGTTTAAATCCAAATGATTTAGAAGAAGATGAAAAAAAATTATTAAAAGAATTATATGGTGAAAAATGGATAGATAGATATATAAATTAGTTAAACTATTATTTTTGTATAAAAATGAAAGTTATTTAATAAAAATACTTTTAAAAACTAAATAGTATAATAATATAAATTATGAAAATTGCGTTTGGTGATAAAAGTCGTGTTGGTAAAGATACTGCTGTTGATTATTACATAAAAAAATTTGGTGGTAAAAGATTTAGTATTTCAAATTATTTATATGATATTATGATGTATGTACAAAAAAAATGTAACTTACCTTTAATAAAAGATAGAAAATTTTTACAAATAGTTGGAACAGAATGGGGAAGAAATTGTATAGATAATAATTTATGGATTAATTTATTATTAAATGATATAAATAAATCTATAGAAGATAATAATTTAATGGAGAAAAATATTTATATAAGTGATGTGAGGTTTAGAAATGAATTTGATATATTAAAAAGTAATAATTGGATTCTAATAAAAATAAAAAAAAATGTAGATCCATTAGTAGTTGATGGTTTTAAAAATCATAGTAGTGAAGATAATAATATAAAAGATGATGAATGGGATTTTGTTATCGAAAATAACAAAAGTATGGATGAATTTGAAGAAGAATTGAATAAAATTTATGATAAACTAGTTTTAGGTTTTAAAAATGATATTTAATTTAAAAAATATAAATAATTATAAAATAATAATGTCAAGATCAAAAATAGAATTATCTCTTAAATGTTTAGATTATTATAGTAAAGAAAAATATGAAAATCAAATTCGTAACGAAGAAGATGCCGGTTTAGATTTATTCTGTATTGAAGATCAAATTATTAAAGCAAAATCTATTTGTAATAAAATTAATTTTGGTGTTCAATGCGAAATGATACAAACTAAAGATGATATTACTGATAGATTAAGTTATATTTTAGTACCTCGTTCTAGTACAGGAAGTAAAACACCTTTAAGATTATGTAATTCAATTGGAATAATTGATTCGGGATATAGAGGTAATATAATGGCATTTGTAGATAATGTTAGTGATGAAGATTTTAAGATATCTAAAGGAGATAGATTGTTTCAATTATGTCATGCGCAACTTAAAAAAATAAACGATGTAATTATTGTTAATACTCTTTCAAATAGTGAAAGAGGTGAAAAAGGATTTGGTTCAAGTGGTAAATAACTTTTTTTTAATAATATAACTTTAATATTATTAAAAAAATAATTTATTATAATAAAATGGAATATGGAAAAATAATTAACAGTGATAATAATATATATGAGAATATTACAAGAAATGTAGGTAATGATTATAGTAAAGATTTTAATTTATATTTTAATGATGATAACATAAAATATATTTCTCAAAATGTTATTTTTTTATTAAAAAATGTTCATCCTAGTGGAAAACCTATTGTAGTTCCTGATCATATTATATTAAATGTAATGGATTCTGTATATCAAAATTGCAGACCAATAACAGGAGATATATATAGTAGATATAATGTAAATAATAATATTAGTATGTCACAAAATATTATTTCTAATATGATTAAAGAAGTTATTGAAATAATAGTATTAGATGTTAAATATAATATAGAAAAAGAAATAAATAATAATAAATTAAATATATGGACAACAGTTTTAGGTGATTTTAACAATGATGGTCTTAGAAGTCATGCACCAATAAAAATAAGAAAAAAAAAAATAAATCGTGGATTTATAAGTTTTATGAAATAATATGTTAAAAAAAAAATCTTATATTTAATAAAAATGGATTGCAGATACGGAATTAAAAACAATGGTTCTTGTAAAAAAAGACCTGGACGTAAACGTTCTAGATCAACTAGACGTAAATCAAATGTACGTAAATCAAATGTACGTAAATCAAATGTACGTAAATCAAGACTTAGATCAAATAGACTTGGATCAAGACGTAGATCAAATAGACTTGGATCAAGACGTAGATCAAGACGTAGATCAAGACTTCTTGAAGATTTATTGTTTGATTCTAAAGATGAAATAATGTCTGTTAATGGAGATTATATTGATTATATGGGTGAAGAACACATTAGTTTATATAACCAAAATTTAGCTACTTTAGATGGTAAATTAACATCAGTTGGAAGAGCTTTATATAGAGAATATGTAAAAAATGTAAATAAAATTGATAGATCTTCTTGTACTGAATATTTATTTAGTAAAGGTTTTAACTGTGATGCAGAAAACTGTGATATAGTTGAAAATTCTAAATTATTTTCTAAATTATACAAAACTTTAATAATAGAAGATACTGTTTCTAGTATAAGAGAAGCTAGAAAGTTACAAAAATGTTATAAGAATTACATGATTTTAGCTTTAAAAGCTTTTGGTGTAAAGAATGCAGTTTCAATTTCTACTAAATTGTCTAATAATTCATTAGGTATTAGTGAAGTAAAAAAAGTAGAAAATGAAGTAAAAAAATCTGATGTAAGTGATTTAGCTAAAGCAATTGCAGATAATTTAGTAAAAACTGGTTTAAATGAAGCAGTAAAAAATCAAACTAAAACAACAAGCTAAAAAAATAAAACAATAATAGTTAATTATATTTTTTTAATTTTTAATTAAAAATTAAAAAAATAAATTTATTTTTGTATTCTAGTTGTTAAAAAAGGTATTTTTTAGCATCTTCTGAACTAAAATCTTTATACCATGTTTCATCTGAAATAATTATAGAACCATGTATTTTTCTAGCAACACTTAATATAGATTTATCGTGTCTATTAACAATAAAATTTTTATTTAATTGATTTTTATTATAATGATCAGTTATTATTAAAGGATCAATATAAATTTTATTTAAACAATCTTCAAATAAATTAACAACTTCATTACATTTTTTCATTATTAGTAAACTAGCCATGTATTGTTTTGTATTTTTTATATTATCATTATTAGATACATTAAAAATATTAAATATTTCTTCAATTGTATATTGATATTCATTAAAATTTAATTCAAATGATATTATTTTATATTTATTATTATTTATACTATTTATATATTCAATAAATCGTTTTTTTACCTTCTATGTTAATAGAACAACCAGCATCTAAATAAATTAAAAAATTCTCCATATTTAATTTCTCTTAATCTTTTTAAAATTAAAAGAATCTTTCATATCCAATATCCACCACCTAAATTATAAGACAATATATCAGAAAATTTTTTTTTAAAATCATCATCTAAATCGTCTTTATCATAAATATTTATAAAATAAAACCAATTCGTTTTTATTGCATCTTCAAATAAATTTTTTTTTTGATTTTTAAATTTACCATTACCATAAGATATTAAATGAACTTTTTCATTATTAAAATAATTATCAACATTATTATATATTAATTTATTTTTATTTATTATATTAAATTTTTCTATACTAGTTTTACGTAATAATATATTTAATTGATTTTTATTTATATTATTAATTTCAGGAGATACTACAACTATTTTTTCTGTATTTATATTATCAATAACTTTAACTGAAGGTATACTTGTTTTTTTTCTTATTTATGTTACATGGTAATATTATATTTATATAATTTGTTAAATTAAAAACTATAAGTATTAGTATTATTAATATTATTAAAATCATTTATTATTTAACGAGATTATATATCGAAGATGTATTTAATTTATTAATAATTTCCATAACTACATCTAATGTAATGATTTTTTGATATTTATTATCAATATAATATTTATGACACATTTTAAGTATATAATAATCTTGTTTTAACATTCTATCAATAGTTTGTTTTTTAATAAACTTTTTAATATATTGTTTATGAATATGTTGTGCAATCTCGCGTAATTTACTTTCAACAATAGAAAAAGTATCTGTATATTCAGGATATAATTGTTTTAGTTTAAAAACATTACTTGGATCATCTGATACTCTTAGTTCTACATATCTATATAGAATATTTTGACAATTATTTCTGATTTTAAAATATTCAATATACTTATCATTATAAACTTTAATTACAGAATCAGAATTTATTAAAATTAATCCTTGAATTTCAAAAATATTTACTTTATTTACATAATCTTTTAAAGATTCTAATGAATCTATTTCAACTTGTTCAGGAAAAGGTATATTAATAGTATAATCAAAATTTAGTACATAATCAATAAAAGTTCCAACATGATAAATAGTCGGTCTAGATGGAGTTTTACAAACAATTCTATTTTGTGTATTATTTAATAATAAAAATACATATTGATGATTTTTATCAAGAAGTTCAGTAAAACTGGAAAAAATATTTTCAATATTTATTGTTTTTGAATCAAATTTTAGTTTAAAATCTTCATTGAACAAATATTCATTATATAATGCATTTAAAAATTCTTTACCAAAAGAGATACTAGATGACCATCTGCTATTAAAAGCATTAATTTTTCTATTGGTTGATAAATACCATTTATCTTCAAAAAAATACAATCTCAATAAGCAACCTTCAAAAGACTTGAAGATTTTATATTTAGATAAATCTATATCATTAGGTAGTGAATCGTTTTTGTATTCATGAGTATAAGGATATGCAGGAACAATAAGGTTTTTATCTGAAAATATAACACCTTTATAGTTCTTCATTAAATCAAAATCATTAAATGTTTGATAAAGTGAATTATATAGATATAATTTTTTTCCTGATTTTTTTTCATCAACAACATGAATATCTAAAATGTTATTAGAACAATAATTATTAAATTCTTCACGAGAATTACCAAATAAAAAGTTTACTTTTTCACTTGTCATTATAATATATTAGTAGGTTTATAATATTATAAAAGTAAACTTTAAAATTCATTTTTATAATATAATACATATTTTAGTTTTATATTAAGATTAAATTTTAATCATAATCTATACTTGTATATTAATACAAACTTTCTTTTACCACGACTAGAGATAAATAATTTGTTATTCCTTTAGGATGATATTTTGTATTGTATATATCATCTAAATACGATTCAATATTTTTAATAATAAAAAAGGTATTATATTAGTCAGATTTACTTTTGTATTTTTATCCATATTTTATATAATATATTTGTTAAAAAATCATTTTTTATATAAAAAAATGGCATGTCTTTTTGATTCTTTATCAAATTTTTTAATTGATATAAATAGTCATCAGTTAAGACAGATTATATGTAATTATATACAAACAAACCCAAAAATTATAGATGATATTGATATAAATTCTATTATAGAATGGGATTCTAACATTAATTTAAATGATTATGTTAGTAAAATGAGAAATAATTCTGAATGGGGAGGATCTATTGAAATTAAAAGTTTTTGTGATATTTTTGGTATAGATGTTATTGTTATATATAATAATGAAACTATACATTTTAAAAGTAAATATCAACCTAATAATTATGAAATATATTTAAATTATACTGGTAATCATTATACTCCAAATTATATAAAACAAAAATAAGTTTTTTATTAAAAAATCAAAAAAAAATTATTGTAAATTATAAAAGTATAAATGACCAAAAAAATAGTGCGTTCTAAAAAAAAAAGTAATATAAAAAAATCACGTTCTAAAAGAAGACGTAGTGTTAAAAAATCACGTTCTAGAAAAAAAAGTAATATAAAAAAATCACGTCCTAAAAGAAGACGTAGTGTTAAAAAATCACGTTCTAGAAAAAAAAGTAATATAAAAAAATCACGTCCTAAAAGAAGACGTAGTGTTAAAAAATCACGTTCTAAAAGAAGACGTGTTATAAAAAGTAAAACAATTGATACTGTTACTATTACTGATCCTATTATAGATTTATATTTAAACACCGACACTGATACCGACACTGATACCGACACTGATACCGACACTGATACCGACACCGAAAATATATTTAATATTAGTATATCTAATAAAAAATTATGTAAAAAAGATAATAATAGTTTATCTGATACAGTATCAACTAAATATGATAGTATAGAAAAGAAAATACTTAATGATGTATTTGCTATATCATCAAATAAAAAAGTAATTAGTAAAAAAATAAATGATATTTACCCTGAAATTTTTGAAGAAAATTATTTTATAAAACAAACTTTATTAATTAATGGTTCATATAGTTTTCCTGATAAAGTGATATATATATTATGTAATAAAGAAGATAATTGTGGTTATGTTATAAAAATATTGAAAATACCAAAAATTGAAAATTTGAAAATTATGATGGAAAGAGAATTAGAATTAACAGCCATCGCATCTAATCTAGGAATTGGTCCTAAACTAGAAAAATATGGAAAAGGTTCTAAACCTTATAAATATATGTATATACTTATAGAACGTTTAGATGGAACTTTAAAAGATTTGTTAAAAACTAGACAAACTAACGAACAACTATTAAAATTATGGGAAAAAATAGAAGAAATATTTAAACAATTATGTTTAAATAATATTATTCATGGAGATTTTCACTGGGGAAATATTGGTTATAAAATAATGAAAGATAAATCTATCAAGTTATATATAATAGATTGGGGTTGGGCTATACAATTTAATAAAGATAGAGTAAAAGAAGATGATATTAATGTTGGATGTAATATTTTATTAGAATATTTACAAATGTTTACTACTTTAGACACTTCAGGTATGAATAAAATTAATAGAGATTTCTTTTTAATGTCAATTAAAAATAAACTATTAAATGGTGATCCTGAGTTAAATTTGAAAAAATACCCAGAAATTAAAGATGTTAAAATAAATGATAATGTTTTTGTTAAATACAGACAAATGTATATAAAATTACATGAAAAATATCAAACAAATATATATTTTAATCCTATATATAGAAATAAAACTAATTTATTAAATTCATTTAAGTTGTAATTAAATATATAAATTATTAAAAATAATTGTAATTTAAAATAATTATTAAATATTTTAAATTATTATTAATATATAAATTTAGGTTATTTTTTATTTTTTTTTAATAATTTCAAAATATTTTTTTGTCAAGTAATTTAATGGAATACTATTAATTTCATCTAATTTAAACCATTTTATTTCTTTAACTTCTACACTTTCGACATATAAAATTTCAGGTACTGTACTAAATTCATATTCATAAAAAATACATTTTTTTATCATATAACTATTTTTTATATTTTTACTATTATAATCTACATGTATATTAGTTTCTTCTTTTAATTCTCTTAATGCAGTATTAAGAGAATTAAAATCATTTAGATCTTTTTTTCCTTTAGGAAAAGACCAGTTATTTTTTTTCTTTTCTAAAACTAAAAGAAAATAATCATTGTATTTAGGTATAACACCTGCACTGAAATAATTAGTTTTAGCAGTCTTGATTTTATTTTTCGAATTATTAAAAGACATTATATGATATGTAATAATACGTTTTATATTTAATTAAAAATTCATTTTTATAAATTAATATAAATATATTTAATATATTCAATAATTGACCACATTATTGCTTGACCAGGAATACTTCTAGCTAATCTTATATTTAAACCTTTATAAAGAGATAAAATTCCTTCTTCTCGTAATATTTTATAAAAACAATCAAAAACACCTGTGTATTTTAAAGGTTTATTTGCTACTGTAACTTGAGATTGCAATCTAGTTTTTATAACATCAAAAGGTGCATTAAACATTGGTCCAATTGCACCTCCTAAAGAACCTGTAATCATAGTTTGATATAAAGATAATTTTTTATTTTCATTTCTTTTTTTATTCCACATATTTTCATTTATATAATTTACAGTGTAAAAATTAAACATTTGGTTAGTACCTTGTCTAATTGTTGTAGGAACTACACCTTTCATTAATGAATGAAACCCTTCTTCTTTACAAAGTGTTATTGCACAGTGTAAAGGATTTTTATATTTTAAAAATTTCTTATTAATACCAATTTGTTTTTGTAATCTTGTTTTTATTACTTCTAAAGGAGTAACTATTATTACAGCTTCAATAACACCAGATGATAATCCCGCTAATAAATCTTTTTCAAAAGTTAAAGGTGTTTTATTATTTTGTGTTAATATGTCAATAAATAATTCATATGTATATAATCTTAATGCATATTTTAAACTTAAATTTGTTATAAAAGGTGTTAAACCCTTATATAAGGCTTTTATACCTTCATTTTTATAGATTGTTTTAAAACAATCTATAACACCTTTATATTTATTATAATTGTCTGTTTGTAGTCTAGTTTTTGTTACATCAAATGGTTGAAATATTATAGCTTCAACTGAACCTGCTATAGATGCTGCACAGACAGAAACGTATTTAGGAATTTTTATATTTGAATTATCATGTAATGTCATTATTTAATATAATATATATATTTTTAAGAAATATATATTATAATGGATATTTAAGCTTTTAAATTATAAGTTGTTATAATACCGTTTTTATACATTTCGTAGATTTCTTCGTTTGTGTAGGTTCTTTTTCCATTTCTAATATTGACTTGATTATGAAAATCTACATAAAATTTAAATAAATTATCTCTTGTAGATGTAATTATGTCTAATAAATGTTCGTTATTATCTATATGTTCTTTAGCATGTATAGAACATAATTTACATGGTAACATAGTTGGTATTCCTCTTATAAAATATTTAGTTTGTTCAGCTATTATTGGTGATGCATTTTTAGGATAATGAAAAGCACCGTTATGTAATATAAACCAAAAAGAAGGTCCCCATATTTTTGGATCAGATAAATTATTTTTTACATCTTCATTTTTATTAATTATAATTTTGTTATCTGTATCTTCAAATATAACTTTTTCATTATTATTAATAATAATATTTTGAGGTTTATTTTCATTATTAATTTTTTCTATATCTGTAATATTATTTTTATGTGTATGAACTTCTTCTTGTTTATTATTATTTACAAATTTTTCAAATATTATTTTAGGTAGATTGTTAAAAAATTTTTTATCATTATTATCATAGTTCTTCAATGTTAAATAACTCATTTATTATAAATATTTATAATAAATTAGAATAATTTTTAAATTTATTATAATGAAAGAAGACTAACAAATTGTTTTATATAATATTTTAATATATTCATAATCAGTTTTAATACATAAAGGACAATAAGGTAGTTTTTCTTTTTCTAAACAAGAAGAATACCACTTTATTAAACATTCTTTACAAAATGAATGATCACAAATAAAAGTATTAACTTCTTTTTTTTTATTAGAAAAACATATTATACACTCGTTTTTTTCTTTATAAGATGGTTTATGTTTACATACTTTTGGAAAGTTGATAAATTCTTCATTAATAATATTTAAATCTATTTCATTTTTTTTAATGTTTTTAAATAAACGTTTTTTTCTTTTATCATTTAAAAATGTTAAAGATAATTCATTATCTTCATATAGATCATCTTCATATATATTGTATATACGATAAGCGTCATTGATTATGACTTCGTTATTATTTTCTTCAATATTATTGTTATTATTTAAAAAATTTTTTATAAAATTTTTAGTATTTGTTTTTAAAAGAATACATTTCTCTTTACACTTTAAAAAAAATTTATTTACCATCATTTATTTTTAAAAAATATTTTTTTAAGTGTTTTTAATCATTTTTAAGACATAATTAGTTTATCAAATTTATAGTAAAAAAAAGTTGTATATTTTTATTTTGTATATACAATAAAATGGATATTTTGAATAATATAAAAAAAATAAAAATATCTAAATTATGGAAAGATTATGGATACTCTTTTATAGTTTTTTTATGTATTTTAATTTTATTATTAGTTAGTATATATAATTTTATTTGTGACTCAAAAGGTTCATGGTCAAAAAATCATAAATATATAACTGAAATATATAAAGATCTTTTGTATGTGAATAATTTAAAATATATAGACGATGAAATTATAAAAATTGATAATAAAAATCAGAAACAAATAAAAAACAATAATTTAGATAGTAAAGGTGAAGTCGAATGTAGAAGAGTATTAGAAAATATTTTTAAAAGACCTTTTAAAAAAGCTAGACCTATTTATTTAAAAAATGAAATAACAAACAATAGTTTAGAATTAGATTGTTACAATAAAGAATTAAGTTTAGCTGTTGAATATAATGGAGAACAACATTATAAATATAATAAATTTTTTCATTCTTCTAAAGAAGCTTTTAAAAATCAACAGTATAGAGATTATATGAAAAGAGAATTATGTAAAAAATTTAATATAAAATTAATAGAAGTACCATACACTGTTAAATTAGAAAATATCGAAAAGTATTTAGTTAATGAATTAAGAAATATAAATTATATTTACTAGTTTATATAATAAATATGGAACTTACAGAATTAAATATACATAATAATACAGTTAAAAAATTTTGTATACAATGGTATATAAATAAAGAAGAAAAAGATTATAGATGTGATATTATAGAAAGTCAACACATTATTATTGATAATAATGTAGAACATGAATGTATATATGATACTGATTTTGTAAAATCAAAGTATTATATAAAAAAAAATAATTTTTACGCAATAGATGCATTATTTAAACCTATTCCATATAACATGGAAATATTTTGTATAAATTATTCAGATTCACATCCAATTATTATTAATGATATATTTGTAAACTATGATGTTTTTTCTTTTAAAAAATATAATAAATATTTTATTGCATATAATCAACAAGTACCAAATAGTATACCATTATATATATTTAAATTTAATAATTCTATATTATTGTCAAACGAAGACAAATATCCAACTGATGACATAGGTTGGGAAAGACACACAATTCCAGTAATATATGTATTAAATAATAGTACAAATACTTTTTCATGTTATGAAGGTACTATAATACATGACCCAACTTCTAATAAAACTTTTTATCAAAATATTTTATTTTGTAAACCTAAAACCTTTTTTAATATTATTGAAGATATTAAAAAAGAAAATAATGTTAAAAAAAATAAACCTAAAAATAATAAACAAAACTGTATTATTTTTTAATACTTTAAGTAATTTCGTAGTTTAAAAATCTTTTTAATAAAATTATAAAATGTTTATTAAGTTTTATAATTTCATTACTTATAAAATAGTCTAAACAAGACATATTTATTAATGCATAAGAATTAACATCATTATAAATATGTTCTTTAGGTATATAAATTTCATCTATACATTTTAAATTCATTTCTAAATAGTAATATGTTGCTTTGGATTTAATTTGAGTTGATATTTTTAATTGATTTTTATCAATTTTTATACCAGTTTCTTCATAAGTTTCTCTAATAGCACAATCAATAATTGATTCATTTTTTTTTACAGTACCTTTTGGTGCACCCCATAGTTTTCCATTTGATTGTACTATTAAAATTTTATTATTATTAGGAGAGTATATAAAAATACCAGCTTTATAACTAGACTTATATTTTTTTTCTGTATTTATTATAAATTTAGTTGTTTTCAATTCACAACAATTAATATTATTACAATTTAAATTATTCATTTTATATTTAATTTTAAACTTTAAGATTATGTATGTATAATTTTTTATGTCTTCCTGCCCTTTGAGCACGTCCAATAACTTGTGTTCTTAAATCATTACTAACATTATGATAAAAAATAATATCAGTAGTTTCTTGTAAATTTAAACCCGCACCAATAAATTTACAATTTAATAATAAAACATTAACATCAGTACTATTTTTGTATATTAAAATATTACTATTTATATCTTCTAAATTACCTTTCATATCAATATACTTTATATTATTTTTTTCGAATAATTTAACTATAGTTTTAAAACTTTGAATATATTGAGAATATATTATAAATTTATTATTAATATTATCTTGAATTATTTGTAATACTTGGTCGTCTTTTGTCAATTTTCTCTTAAATTTAGTATTTATTTCAACTGTATTTATACCTGTATTTACTAATACTATATTTTTATTAGTTATAGATTGTATACATAAAGGACATTTATCATTATTTTGTAACCAAGTCAATATACATTTACCACAAAATAAGTTTTGACAAGTTGTTTCTAAAACTGGTTTATCTAACGTTTCTAAACATATTGGACAAGATTGATAAATATAATCATTATATCTACTATTTAATTGTTGTATTTTCATTTTAATAGTTGAAATTTTATTCATTATTTTTAAATCATTATCAGATGTATCATCTAATAAAGAAATTAAAGTTTCAATCTGTGTTTCCATATTTGATTTTATTAATTCAATAATATTACAAGTAAACTCACCCCCAAGTTTATAGATAGCTTCTTCAATATTATTAGATTCAATTAATACTTGTATTTCAGTTGATACTAAACCTCTTATAATATTATAAATAGGTAAATAACAATCATAAAATAAATCTGTAAAATCAGGAAGTTTAAATGATTTATCAATATCACTTTCAATATTAAATATATTTATACCTTCTAATAATTCATTAAAATCATCTTGTAAAAATATATCTTTTAAAAATTTGTCTTTAATAAAGTTATTTTTACTTTTTCTATGTAATTTTAAAATTTCGTTTGGTGTTGCTGAAATAAACCATGTAAAACCTGCATTAATATTTTTCATTTTTGAAATTTTATAATGTCCAGGTTCATCATATATAAATCTTTTCCATGCTATATTAGTATTATGAGATATAAAACTATTAAAATTTTTTGTATTACATAATATAACATCATAATCATTTAGATTTGAAATTTCTAGAATATGCTTATTTTTTGTTATAATATAAACTCTAAGTCTTGAAAAACTTAAATATTCTTTCCATTGTTCTATTATACAATTATCGGTTACTATAAGATTAGTATTTACTTTTTTTAAATTAATTATGTCATATTTTTTAACTAAATTTCCAAACTTAGTTAAATTTATATATTCAATATATGGTTTATTTATTTCCCACTTCATTTGATCTCTACATAATAAACCAATTATACAAAAACTTTTACCCGAACCTGTTTTATCACTTAGAATTCCAATATCAGAATTTTTAACACAGAAATCAACACACTCTATTGGTTCCTTTGTTTCTAATTTCTCCATACGTTCAATATTCATTAATTGATGATCAAATAAAATTATATCTAAATTTTCAGGTTGAGTTATCATAAATATTTTATCTAGCTTTATTAAATTTTAAATCATAATTAACCTATATACTAATTTAAAATTTAAATATTTATTTAATATCTTTGAAAATTTTCTGATATTAATCTATTCATATTATTTTTTTTCAACGAATAAGAAGGTTTTAGATTACTAAATTGTTTATTTTCACCTAAAAGAGGAATATTATTAGGTCTTCCATCAAAACCTCCCGCATTTACTTTAGGTCTTAAATTAAAATCAGTAGAAGAAATATTACTATATTTATTATTTGTTTTATTAGAATATATTTCAGTAATTGGTAAATTTCTTTGTAGTTTTATTTCGTTTTCATGTAAAACTTGTTTATGTATATTTTGAGATATATTTGAGTTAATATTGTATTCAGGTAAATTTCGACTTAATAATATTTCATTGTCAGGTGAAATTTGTTTGTGAATATTTTGAGAAATATTTGAGTTGATATTATGTTCGGGTAAATTTCGACTTAATAATATTTCATTGTCAGGTGAAATTTGTTTATGGATATTTTGAGATATATTAGTAAAATAATCAATATTATTTATATCTTTAGTTTTTATAAATTTTTGATCAATTATATTATTAGTATCATGATCAAAAGAGTTATTTGACGATATATTTGTATTATAACTAATATTACCATTAATATTATCTTGTAAAAATCTTTCGGTATCCATAATTGTATTATTAACATACACTGTATTATCACTAATATTAGTATCTACAGAATAGTGAATATTGTCAAGTACATATGGTTCGGTATTTAATGTTGAATTAAAAACATATTTATTTACATTTATATTAGGATTAACATCATATAAATGTATTTTTGAATCATTTATAGTATTATAAGGTGTTTGTACATTTTGTTCTGTTATATTCATAGTTCGAATACCGGAATCAGCAGATATTAATAAATTATCTTTAACATTATATTTAGTTTCGTATGGTTTACTTAATGGTGTTTCTAATTTAAAACTAGAATTCGGTTTAGCAGAAATTTCTAATATTTTTTTTCTGACTTCTTTTTGATTTGTATCTTTTGTATATATTTTACCTTTTTTCGAAAAATCTATAAGATGAGGTTTTGTATAAACATTAGTATTTTTTCTAGATTGTCTAGATAATGGTAATAATTCTTCTTTAGACATAATAGGTGGTCTAAAATCACCATCTTTCATAATTCTATATGGTAAAAAAGCTTGTGTATTTTGACTACGTTGTAAAGTAGATAAACCTCCGTTATTACCTTGATTTTGATATGATACTGCGACCATAGGATTTACACCTCTTGCAAATTTTAAAATAGCTTCATCAGTTCTAGAGTTTGAATTTTCTATTTCATTATTAATTAAGTTTGTATCTCCTACTTTTATTTTTTTTCTTGTAAAAATAGATTTAGGGGGATCTTTAATTATGTTCATATTTGTCCCCCATGTTTCAACAGAAGGTAATGATACTCTTCTATTAGAATTTATTGCACTGTATGATAAACCTCCAGCAGACATTTTATAATAAACAAGTTTTTTCTTTTATATATTACTAATAATAAAAATGACAAGTAATTTAAAAATTTGTACACAAAAAATTTTAAATAGAGATTATAAGTATCAAAAAAAAATAAATGATAATTTAAGAGCTTCATTTTATACTGAAAAAAAATGGAAAGAAGGTGAAACTATAACTATTGGTTTTTTTGGATATAGAAATCCAAATTTAAGATTTACACCATTAACTTATATAAATAAATATCCACATGATCCAATAGAACAAGAAATTGTAAATTTAAAACCTCAAGACGCTGTTAAAAAAGTTGTTTTAGAACGTATTCAACCAATTGTAAATTTAAATTTACAATTTATCAATGATGTATTAAAAGCAAATATACGCATATCATTTGAAGATGATGGTGCTTGGTCTTATATTGGAAAAGATGCGTTATATCAACCAACAGAAGAAGCAACTATGAATTTTGGTTGGTTAGATTCTGCAACAATTATTCATGAATTTTGTCATGCTTTAGGTATGATACATGAACATCAAAATCCTAGAGGTAAAACTATACCTTGGAATAAAGAAGTAGTTTATGAATGGGCAAGAAAAACACAAGGATGGGATAAACAAGTTACTGATATAAATATTTTAGATCATTATTCATTAGATATTACAAATGGTTCTTATTTTGATCCAAAAAGTATAATGTTATATTTTTTTCCAAAAACATTAACAACAGATGGTAAAGGTACAGAACAGAATTTTAAGATATCACCTTTAGATGTTATTTGGTTAAACAAAAATTATCCAAATTCATATTTAACACCAATTGAATATTATAAAAGAATTTTTAATGAAGATATAACTAATATATCTAATATCGAAAACAACAATACTTTTGTAAATTCAACAGGTATTAATTCAAACGAAACAGAAGAAAAATCTAATAATTTTTTAATATCATATGGATTAATATTTTTTTTAGTAGTTATATTTATATTAGTATTTTTGTTAATAATATGTATAAGAAAAAATAAAATAAAAGAAAGTAGTAATAAAAAAGAAACAAGTAATAGGTTTATATCAAATAATGATGATTATAATTTTAATAATAGTAATGATGATAAATTACAATTTGCTTCATTTATTGCATTATTAAAATAATCTATCTTAAAACAAAAGTATTATAAAATGAAATTAGATTTTTCAATAACAATTATTATTTTATCATTAATTTATAGTATTTTAGTTTATTATCAAATTTCAAGATATATAAAATTACACTGCACATCTTATGATAGATATCTAAATAATTATAGAAAATTAAATAAAATTAACAACGAAGAACGTTTTGTTGTTATTATGAATACAACTTTTGATAGAATAAATAAAATAAAACCTGTTATTAATTCGTTATTAGATCAAACTATAAAAATAGATGAAATAGCTATTAATTTATATAACAAAGATAATAAACAAGTAAATATGGATAATATAGAACCTCAAATACATAAAGTAGTGAATATTTATAAAATAAATAATAACGGTTATGATTCAGAAATATGTAATTGTTTAATACCTACATTATTTAGAGAACAAGATGCTAATACAACAGTTTTAGTTTTACGTGATAATATAATTTATGGAAAAAATTTTATATATAGAGTATTAAAAGAAAGTGAAAAAAATACAAATAATATTATTGAAATAAATTCAGAAAATATGTATATAGTTAAACCAAAATTTTTTAAAGCTAATTCAATAGATAAAAAAAATGTTTTTAATAAAAACTGGTTTGATAATAATATTACTGTTCCAAAAACGAATATAAATATAAAAACAAAAAATTATAAATTATTAAAATAAAACAATTTAAAAATATATTTATATAAATTAAAAATATTCTCTTATGGTCTAGATGGTTATGACATTGGACTTTGAATCCAATAACCTCGGTTCGAATCCGGGTAAGAGATTTATTAATATAATTTTTAAAAATTATATTAATATATTTACATAATTAATTAATTTTTTTAATTGCAAAACAAGCAGAAATTTGTAGAAAAGGATTAGGTTCACTTGGTGAAGTTGTGTCAAATTCTTTTATTTTATATAATTCATTATTTGATAATCTAACAGTAAATTTTAAAGTATCACATGGTCTAAACTTTATAGTCTGAACCATTCCACCTCCATTTAATTTTAAAAATGAAGAGTTTGATATATCAGTAGTATCATATACTACTACTCTAAATAAAGCATTAGTAGAATTAGGATTATTTGAATAAATAATATTTTTACTACCACTACTACTACCACTAACATTTTTTAATTCTACATAAATGTATGGATAATGAGATAATTTATCTCCATAACCACATAATAATGCACGATTTGGTACTACTAAGTTCATTAACTCTATTTCATAACAAGATTCTTCTTGTTGTGATAATAAACTTCCTGTATAAATTAAAGGAGCTGCATTATCTTTTGAAAAATTTAAAATTTCATAAGAGTCACCAATAAGTGGAATTCCACTTAAAAATGGTTTATTAATATACACTGTTTTTGTAATAACATCATATTTAGTAATTTGACGAATTTCATCTTTAGCGATTCCAGACGTCATTCTTATAAACATATGATAATAAAAATTTTCTATATTACTTTCTGTATTTGATATTGTAACCGAATTAATTGTTGCATTTTGTATTATTGAAAAACTTAGTGGAGGTTCTTTTCTTAAACAAAATCTATCAGATTCATCCCATGTAAATGGAATAGAATTATCAATAAGAAGTAATTTAGTTGAACCTGTATATGATTTTATTTTTCTGTATTCATTTTTACTTTCATTATATATTATATAATTTATATATCTATCCGTACCATTTTGTCCATTTGGTACAAATAAATATGGATAATTTATGTCTGTAAAATCTGTTGGATCATTAATAACTAAATTATCACCATTTTGATAATTATCACCAAAACCATTATCTAAAATAATTATTGCACGTTCAGTACCATCTTCGTTATTACCAACCCATTCGTAACTTACAATACGTCTACTAATATTTAAAGTAGTATTAGTAACAACAGCTCCTGTATAATAATTTTTTTCAGTATGTAATGTATTGACAGGTGCAGAAATGACAAAATAATCATTTGTGTTAATATAAGGTAAAATAATAGTTAAAGGTGCTAAAAAAGATGTATCTAATATTGTTACATCAATACTTCTATTATTTGTTAGTTTATTAAAATTATTACTTGTCCAACATAAAATAGGTGTTGCTAAACTTATTGGATCAAAAGCATCAAATTTTCCTTTTATTCCAGATTGAGATATAGGTACCTCAAATTCACTAGTATTAATCCATTTACTTCTGTCTCTAAAAGTACTGTCTATTTCTAAATATCTTATACTCATTTTATTATATCTATTTTTTTTAGTTTTTATATAAATAAATGAATTATACAAATAATAATTTTGAAAAAAATACATATCTAAACGTATATGATATTACAAAACTAAAAAAAACATATATTAAAACTGACAATAATAAATTTTTAAAGTCATTTGATACATGTTTTAATAAAAATTTAAATGATAATAAAAAGAAAAATAATTAACACTATAATAAATATATTTCATTTCTAATTTCCATTAATATTTTACCAATATTATTTAAACCCAGATTATCAGGTCCAATACCCCAAAAATTATCATTCTTATCATTAAAAATAATTTGTCTACAACCCGTATTTATTAAATTATTTTTTACTTCTTCATGTTGTTCTACTTTACATTTTAAAATATATTTCATTATTACTAATTTATTTTTATTCCAATATTCAGTTGGAATTACATTATATGAAATTTTACGTGATATAATAGGTGTTTTTGATTTCAGTTGTTTAATTACATAATCTATATTATTTAAATTTTTATATGCATTAAAAGCTGCTTCACTTGTAGGAAATACACCTAATTCTTTTATATATACTGAATGTAAAGAAAAGTTGGAAAAACCGGTAGTAATATTATCTTTTAAAGCTTTATAGTAATACAATGGTTTAAAAAAATTTTCTAAAAATTTTTTTTGTTTATAAATATTTGGTATTACAATATTTTTCCATTTTTCTTTTAAATTTTTTCTTTGTTGATGATAATGATTAACCATCTTTATTGATATATCAATAGTAATATCGTGATATATTACTAATATACATATTATAAATATTATAGAACGACCATGTCCTCCTCTACAATGTACATACATTTTTTCATCGTTATTAAGCTTATAAATAATATTTACTATTTTATATAAAAATTTTGAAAAAGTAAACCAATCTGTGGGTACCGAATTATCATATATAGGATAAGAATAATAATTATATTTTGTAGTATAAGGTTTAATTAATTTTTCGTCATTATGTGTCAAGTTTACAAAATGTTTTATATTATTTACTTCTAATTCTTCTACATTTATTTGTGATGGATAAGTTCCAAATAAACATTTATTTTTAATAAAATATGAACAGAACTCCATTTTATTAAAAATTATAGTTACTTAAATAGTTTATTATATTATTTTTTTTAAAATTAAAACAAATAATATAACTATAATAAGTAAACTAATTTTAATAATAATCATAAATATATTATTAGTATTATTGTTTATTATTTGTTGATGATTATATTTTTGTATATTATTATTAACTACTGGATATACTTCAATATCATGGTTATCGCAAACATATTGTTTAAAATATTCCCTAAAAACTGGTTTGTTATTGTAATATCCTTTATATCCATCTCTACTAATTTCATCTAAATATACAGAACTTACAATATTATCGTTATTACAATAATAACCAATAGATTCTGATTTAAATTGAAAATTATTAAAAAAAGATTTATTTTTATCTTTTAATACCAACTCACCTTTATCATTTATTACAATTGGTATATTATTATAATACATTTCAAAAGTATCTGAATATGTAATAATATCACCATTATTTTTACCATTATTTGACTTTAATATAATTGGAAAATTATTAGATGAATAATTAGATATATTAGACCATATTAATTTGTTATATAAATTAGTGTCAAAAATAAGTATAGATTTATCATGAATAAAATTAATTTGTTCACCAAATCTTAAAGGTCTAAAATTTGTTATTTTATAATTAACAACTATATTTGTAATCGGTCTAATAATAATATCAATTGAATCATCAAATAATATATTATTATTATTTATAACAGCTTGTTTAAATTTACCTATAGTATTATTTAAATTATTTTCTTTCAATGTTAATTTATCATCATAAAAAACTATATTTGATATATTTGGTGGATATTCATAATTATCTTTTAAAATAGTATATGTATCAATATCGTTTAATATATTGTAAGAATTACTATCAACTAATGTTTCAACTAAATTTATATTTTTATGGTATTTATCAAAATTCATGCAAATAGACTTATTATTATCTTTAAAATCTAAAAATAAAGACATGTCAATATTTTTATCAATACATTCATTTAATGAAATATCATACTTACATACACCATTAATAGAATCTCTACAAGAGAAAAATTCAAAGTCATTTGAAGTTGTTGAAGGAAAAATTATATTATTTTTAATTTTATAAGGTTTTGTATCATTTTTCATTTTATTTAAAATAATATTTGTTAAAAACAAAATGATTAACGATATAATTGATTTTTTACCAAACTATAAAAATAGTTCATCTAAATCATTTTATAATAGTATATATAACAAAAAAGAATTTTATGATTATAAATTAGAAAGAGATGAATCAAAACCTTTAAAAAAAGGAGATTTATATAATCATCAAAAAATTATTTCTAGATTTATTTCTTCAAATACTATATATAATAGATTATTATTATTTCATGGTATGGGTACTGGTAAAACTTGTACATCTATAGCAGTTTGTGAAAAAATTAGAGAAGAAAATAGTAATATTACAGGAGCTATTATAATTGCAAAAAGTTCAAGTGTAATTGATAACTTTATTAACGAGTTAGTATTTCAATGTACTGATAATAAATATATACCAATTAACTATGATTCCTTGTCTCTTGAGAAAAAAAAAAGAAGATTAAGAAATGAATATAAAAAATGGTATTCATTTGAAACATATAATAATAAATATAATAAATGGGACAAAAATACATATGATATATTCACTAAAACGTTGAAATCATTACCTGATGATTTGATAATTAAACAATACTCTAATAAAATTATTATAGTAGATGAAATTCATAATATAAAAACTCAACCTAATAGAGACGTAAAAGTATCTACCGAAACATATTATCAATTTTGGAGATTGTTTCATCTAATAAAAAATAGTAAAGTATTATTATTATCAGGTACACCAATGACTGACAGTGTAAATGAAATAGCCGATGTAATGAATTTACTATTACCTCAAGATAAACAATTAGAAAATAAAGATAAATTCTCTACCACTTTTGGTCTGACATCTAAAATTATTGAAGAAAATAATATAAAAAAATTAAAAGAATATTTTAAAGGTTTTATATCATATTTATCTATAGATTATTCAAAAATTAAAATTAATTATGTTGGTGATATAATTAAACCATTAGAAAACTATAAAATTACAAAATATAAAATGTCTGAATTTCAAAGTAAAATTTATAATAAAACAATAAATGAAGATAAAACATATATTTATATAAATTCGGAACAAGCATCTTTATTAGTATTTCCCAATGAATCTTATGGTATAAATGGTTTTAATCAATACTTTACAAAACGTATTTTACCTAATAAACAAATTGTAGATTATTCATATAAAGATAATGATAAAAAAACAATATTAACAAACGCATTTACAGGTGAAAATTTAGCAAAATATTCTATTAAATATTATAATACTATAAAATTATTAAAAGAAGCTAAAGATAATAATAAAAATGTTTTTATATACAATAGATTTGTTTCAGGTAGTGGTAATATTATTTTTAGTAAAATTTTAGAAATGAATGGTTATCAAAAAGCAACTGGTACAGAAAAAGAACCAGGATTAAGATATTTTTTAGTAAGTAATAATACAACTACTGATGAACAAATTAGAAAAGTTTTTGATAGATTTAATAAACCTGATAATGCAACAGGAAAATATATCCATTTGATTATAGGTTCTAAAAAAATAGCAGAATCTTTTTCTTTATATAATATTCAATTAGAAATTATAATGACCCCTCATTGGAATAGAGCTGAAATAGCACAAGCTGAGACGAGAGGTATAAGAGCTGGGTCTCACGAAGAACTATTAAAGATAAATAAAAATGTTCAATTAGATATATATTTATTAGCAGCTGAACCTAAAAAAGAAAAAAATAGTTTCAGTCTTGATTTACAAAAATATAAAATTTCTGAAGAAAAAGATAAAAAAATAAAAATTGTAGAACGTATAATGAAAGAAAGTGCTATAGATTGTGCACTTAATTATAATCGTAATGTACAGTTAAATATGGTTGATAATTCAAGAGAATGTGATTTTACTACATGTGATTTTAATTGTGATGATATTGATGATATATCATACAAAAATTTAATTAAAGATGATAGTAAAATAGTAGATTATTCTACTTATCAATTATATTACAGTAATGATGATAATGAATATATTAAAAAAAATATAATTGAATTATTTAACAAAAATTTTGAATACGATTTAGACAATATTATAAAAAAAATTGATATTATTAGGAAAAAAAGTAATAAACCATCTTTTTCTAATTTTCAAATATTATCTGTATTATCAGAATTAATATATTCAAACTATATTATTATTAATAGATTTAATATTCAGTCATATTTAAGAGAAAATAATAATACTTACTATTTAAGTTCTGATATAAATAGTAAATCAACTAGTTTAAGTTCTTGGTACAACCAAAATTTAATATCTTATAAAAAGATATCTTTAACAGATTATTTATCAGATTATTATACTAATAATGAGATAAATATTATAAATAAACTATTTTCATATACTAATAATATATATGAATTTATTAATTATTTTATTACAAATATAGAATTTGAATTACAACAACAAGTATTAATGGACATATATATATCTAGAAAAAAAAATACTGATTTTAATCCTACATTTAGAGAAAATTTTCTTAAAATTTTTGATAAATATTATTTTAAAGAAGGAGCAAACACTTATTTAATTTTTGGTGGGTTAAATAATATTAAAAAATTTGAAGATGATAAATGGAATAATTTATCTAATGAAGAATTTAATAATGTAAAAAATATATATAATAATTATGTATATGATATAGAAACAAATAATATTCAATATTATGCCAGATATAATATATTAACTAATACTTTTTTTATATCAGAATTTAATATTCGTGATGTTAGTATTAACACTGCTGTAAAATATTTAACTATTAACGAAGTTAAAAATTTTGAAGATTTTAAGAAAAATATATTAAATGTAAAAGTAGATCTTAATTTAAACAAAAAGATAGATAAATATTATACTTTAAATAATATAGAAAAATCATATGATGATTTATATATCAAATTAGTATACATTTTAGGTATGTCTGGAAAAAAAACAGGAATAAACTGCAAGAGTAAAAATTTTGAAGAACTAATTAAAATTATTAATAATATTAAAATCAATAGTGAAAATAAATATGATATTATTGGAGAAGAAAATATAAAAGAATTTACAAAGTCAAAAACTAATGATAAAAATCAATATATAGAAATAATTTTAAAATCAGATATCGTAGAAAAAAATTTATGTTCTTATTTATTTAACTTTTTTTATAAAAATAATTTAATTATATTTGAATAGTTTAGCACTTTACTACTTTTTCAAAATCTATTTTATCCATTGTTTTTTCTAAATGATTTTTAAACTTTTCTTTATAATTTAAAATACAATTATGGTTTAGTTTATGATTATCACAATAATAAAATTCGCAATTACATTTATAAATGTCCAACATAATATCACTAAGTTTAGTTTTACATTTATTAAATTGACACTTCATTTTATTTATTTAATTATTTTAATTAATTAAATAAATCATTTTTATATTCTACTTATTACACTTGTAGTTAGCTTCTTAAATAAGAAAAAAAATTAATAATATTTATCAATATATTTTGAAAAAAAGAATTACTATAATCATCTGTATCACTTTCACTATATGTTTTATAACTATCACTGTCATTGTCATCACTATATAATGGACAATTTTTTACAAAATGACTTTTTGAACCACAACTAAAACATTTATCATTTGTTCCTTTACTCATTAATATTATAGTATCAATTGTAGATTTTTTTAGTTTTAAAGTAACAAAAGAACCACCACGTACATTATTGATACCGTAAATATCCATATATTTTAATGTAATTTTATTTTCATCATAATCATCACAATTTGATTTAATTTCTAATACTTTTAATGGTTTATACAATGTAGTCCAAACTGAACCATTTGAATTAAAATGTTTTTTTAAACGAAAATCTGGATTATTTGTTTTTCCAACATAATACTTATCTTTTTCTAGTTGAAGAACGTATATATATACCATTTTTTTATATTTTATAAATAATTAATAAATTAAATTCATTTTTTATAAAATATAAATAAAAATGAATTTATTGTATTGAAATTTATATAATATTATTACTTATAATCTTATTTAAAATGACAACAAAAACTAACGAATTGAGAAATGACTCATATATTATTAATGTTTTAGTTCATAGATATGATAATAAAATGGACATCGATACTATTATATTAAATCATTGTAGTGATGTTTATAAAAAAACTAAAAGTAATGATTTTGAATACGTTTTAGTAATTCCAACTAGAAAAGCAAGAACTTCAAAAGCTGTTTTATACAAGAAAAAAACTGATCAATACCAAATTATAAATAATATAAACTGGCCAGGAAGACCTGATAAATATTATTATCGAACTGAAATTCACCCGGAAACAGAAGTTATTACTAATTTAAATTTAGTTAAAATGGAATTTCAACAGAAAGGAATACAATTTTCAGGACCTTGGACTGTAAGAATTGTTCAAATTGATATCAATAATTTATAGTGTATATTTAAAATAAAAAAAATATTAAATATATAAAAAACTTAATTTTAATATATATGTACTTATGTATTTACATACTTATAACATACCTGATTCAGGATAAGAAGTTTTGTAAGTGTTAATTAAATTTGTTAACATTCTTGATGTTTCATTTTGAGATCCTCCCATAATATTCATTGCACCTTCTTGTAAATCTAAAGAAGGTTTAACAGATGGTCTAAACCAATCAGAAGAGTTTGGAACAATAGGTAAATCTCCTCTTATCATATCTCCTTGAGATCTTAAACGACTATTTTTACTAGAATATATAATTCTGTCATATATAATAGGGTTAATTTCGTTATTAATATTACTCATATTTCCGACAGGTAAATATGATTGAGAATTTTTATTAGTTGATTCACTAGGAGGAACGTAATCACATGGTGACTCAATATTTTGATTCATAGTAGAAGCTTGAGTATTATCGCCGCAAATTAAATCAGAATATCCTAAAGGAGTTCTTGCTTTTTTCATTTCGTTATTAAAATGTTCTGAGTTATAACTAATATTTGTTCCATAACTGACAGTACCAAATTCTCTTGGTGCTATACGAGGAGTTTGAGTAACTGGAGCTTGATAAAATTCTTGTTGATATTGAGGTATATTTTGTTTTATACTTTTATTTGTTACTGGCAATGGTTGATAATGTTGAATTGGTTGTTGATAATGTTGAGATGGTTGTTTTGGTTGATTAAAGTTAGGTAAATTACCTAAGAAACCTTCAATTACATTTTCATCACAATATGATATAGCTGCTATTGCGATAACCATTCCTAATAAAGAATATAATATTTTGTTATCTAACATATTTTATTATAAACAGATATAAAATTTTATTTTTTTTTTCAATAAAAATATATATGTTTTAATATTACTATATAAAAAAATCATACTAAATTTATTAAAAAATTTAAAAATGATTTTTTCTATTTTTCTATTCTATTTATAGAATAGTATGAGTTCTCTAGTAAATTTATTTTTACCAACCGAAAAAATTTTATATAATGGTATTAGAGATAAAAGTTTTGTAGATTTAATTAGTAATATATTTTTAAAAGCAAATATATTACCTAAATATATTAGAATATTATTATCCAATGAAAATATAAATAAATATAATATAGCATTTACATCTAAAACATTTGATATTGATAATAATTTTGAAGTTTTTGAACAACTTGGTGATGTAAGTGCCAATAAATTTATTGTATGGTATATGTATAAACGTTTTCCATTTTTAATGGTTCCAGATGGTGTTAAAGTAGTTGCTAGATTAAGAATTAATTATTCTGCAAAACAACATTTTTATGAATTTGGTAATAAATTAGGTTTCTGGCCATATATTTCAGCATCTGAAGATGAAAGATCGAAAAGAATGAAACCATTAATTGAAGATGTGTTTGAAGCTTTTCTGGGTTGCACTGAATATATTTTAGATAATGAATTTAGACCAGGTGTTGGTTATGCTATAGTTCATGATATACTTTCATCTATTTTTGATTCTATTGACATATCTTTAGAATATAATAAGTTATACGATGCAAAAACTAGATTAAAAGAATTATTTGATTCTCATAATTTAATTAATGATATGATTACAAAATATGGTAGTTTAAAACAAAATACACAAAGATTTATTGATTATGATAACAAATTTGGACAAATTCAATATGTAGATTCTTATACAGAAGATGAAAAAAGAGTTTCTAAAGTTATATATAAAACAAAAAAACATGGAGAAATTATTTTAGGTACAGGTTATGCGAATTTAAAACAAGATGCTCAACAATATGCAGCAGAAAATGCACTTAATACTTTGAAATTAAATGGTATTGAAAAAGAAATACCAAATTTTTATAAAAAAATATAATAATATTTATAAGAATAAAAAAAATGAAAGAAACTCAGTTTTATGATGTTTGTTGTAGAAAAAAGGTAAATGTACCTCCTAGCTCAATTAGTTTAAAAACTATGAAAAATGGTAAGTTAGCACTACATGCTATTCACGATGTTTGTGGTTGCAAATTATTTAAATTTGTAAAACTTGATGATAAAACCAAGTTAATGAAAAAATATGGTTCTGCAAAAAAATCAAGATCCCGTTCTGTAAGAAAATCAAGATCCCGTTCCAGAAGAAAATCAAGATCCCGTTCCAGAAGAAAATCAAGATCCCGTTCCAGAAGAAAATCAAGATCCCGTTCTCGTCGTAGTAGAAAATAAAAAATTATTATTTTTTATTATTTATACAATTAATAAAAAATATAAAATGAATAACGATGAAGATATTAATTTAAATATAAATAATTCGTTTGATTATGACGATAACATTTATAACGATGATGATAATGAATATTATTTATTTTCAAGAAGAAATAATAATAGGAATAGGACAATAATGTTATTTGGAACAAATATATATAATGATGATATAAATAACCATATAAATAACTATAATCCATTTAATAATAATTATATATTTAATATTATAAATTCAAGTAGAATGTTTAGTAATAGTGATTTAAATACAATTTTAAATGAAAGTTTTTTTACTGATGATAATACTTTGTCTAGAAATACAGATATTAATACAAATAATATTCCTTTTTTTATATATAATGATGAAGTTGATAATGATATAAAAGATGTATGTTTTTGTACAGAAAATTATATAAATGGTGATGAAGTTAGTAAATTAAAATGTTCACATAATTTTCATACAAAATGTATAAAAGAATGGTGTTTATATAAACAAGAATGTCCTATTTGTAGACAAAAAATATTATTATAAGTTTTTATATAATAAAATGATAATTGAAAAAAAAAATATATATATATCATCAATATTATTAATATTATTAATAGTAATAAAAAATATATTAGTATATTATAATAAAAAATTATTATGTAAAGATGATAATAATAAAGATAATATAGTTAAAAATAATAAAGATAATATAGTTAAAAATAATAAAGATAATATAGTTAAAAATATTAAAGATGATGATAATAATGATATAGTAGAAGAATCTTTATCTTATATAGATAAAGAAGATTATAATAGTGTTGATAAAAATTGGTTAAATAAATATGTAGATAAAATATATATAATTACTTTAGAAAAACGTAAAAAATATATAAAAAATATAATGAAAACGATGAAGATTGAAAACTATGAGATTATAGATGCTATTGATAAAAATACTTTAAATTTAAGAGATTTAATGGAAAAGAATTTACTGAGTAATAAATTTAATTTAAATCAAGGTAGAATGGCTTGTCATTTAAGTCATATAAAAACAATACGTAATTTCTTAAGTCAATCTAAATTAGAAACATGTTTAATTTTTGAAGATGATATAAAAATACCAGTACAAATAAGCACAATTGATAAACAAATAAATGATGTAATAAATAATGTACCAGATGATTGGAATGTTATTAATATAGGTAAATGTTGGGAAGAATGTAATTTAATAAAAATAATAAATGAACATGTAGTTAAAAGTTTTCCGTTATGTAGACATGCATATATATTAAATAAAGAAGGTGCAAATATTATTTTATATAATACATTACCATTAGGTGGTTTTCCAGGAGATGAAATGATGAAACAATTAGCATCTGCAGACATATTAAAAATATATGCTCCACATTTATCTTTATTTACTCAAAATAGATCTAAATTAAAATCTGAACTTAATAATGGTGATACTTTATCTGTATGTTTACATGGAAATGTTAGAGAGAAATTAACGACAATTATGTTGTTGAAAAAATATAATAAAAATAATATTAAAAATATAATAGACCAATTAATTAAAATAGATACAATTGATGAAATTATATTAGGTTTCATAAATGAAGAAAAAATACCTGATTCTCATACAACATTATCTTTTAATAAAAAAGAAACAGAAATAAAAGTATTACCATTATATAATTTTTATAAAAAACATAAAAATTTATCTATATTAAAATTAGCTTTATTATCAAAATATAATAATATATTTTTTATAGATGAAAATAACTTAAAAAAATTAAAATCTAAAAATTTATTGAAACTAATAAGTGTATATCAAAATGATAAATATAATTTTTATATGATGTCAACGAATGATAAAAAAAATGTATCATCAAATAAAATAAATACTATAAATTTAAAAGATAAAATAAAAACAAAAATATCATCAATATTTAAAAAAGATAATAATATGAATGAAGAATTTTTAAATTTTAATTACACTATAACTTCAAGGTATATGTTGGAAAATTTGTTGTTATTATTAAAAAAACATAATATAAATAAAATAGATGATAAAATTTTAAAAATATATAAAAACAAATATGGATATTATCCTTTACTATTACAAGAAGTATAAAAATGATATATTTTATATATTTAATAATATTATTAAATATATAATAAGTAGAGTATGAATCAAACTGATTTAGATAATTTTTCTTGGAAAATTTTACGTGATTATTATAACCAATATGGTTTTGCTAGACATCAGTTTGATTCTTATAATACATTTATCCAAGAAGATATTCAAAAAATAATTAGAAATGAAGGTATTATAAGTACACCAAATTATAAAGTAATTTTTGATGAAGTATATATTGATAGTCCATCTATTATTGATGAAAAACGTAATGCTAAAAAAATTACTCCTCAAGAATGTAGAGAAAGAGATTTAACTTATGAAACTAATTTATGTTTAAATATACAAGAAATATTTTATGATGATGATAATAATATAAAAGAATCTAAAAATCATATCAGAATACCAATTGCTAAAATACCTGTAATGGTTAAATCTAACATTTGTAATCTAAATAAACTAACAAAAGAGGAAGTTTTAAAAACTGGAGAATGTGTAAATGATGACGGTGGTTATTTTATCGTAAAAGGCAAAGAAAGAGTTTTAGTAGCTCAAATAAGAGGTTTATATAATAAAATTTTAGTATTACCAAATAAAAATACTACTAACAAATACACCTATGTAGCTGAAATTAGAAGTATGTCTGCGGAAACTAATCATTCTGTATTAATTCAAGCAAAAATTGGTAAAGATAATAGAACTCTAGTTTTTTCTTTACCTTTTATTAAAGAAAGTATTCCAGTAGGTATTATTTTTAAAGCTTTTGGATATCTTGAAGAAGCAGATATTAAAAAAATTATTGGTATTGATACAAAAGAAGCTGATAAAATATATAAATTTATATATAGAGATTCATTCTTAATAAAAACACAAGAAGATGCATTAAAATATATTAGTAATTACACTCTTCACATAAATAAAGAAGAAAATAAAATAAAATATACATGGCAAGTTTTAGAAACTGAATTGTTTCCTCATTTAGGAATTGTAGCTTCGATTAAACATAAAATTATGTTATTAGGTTCGATGATTAATAAATTAATTTCAACACATTTAGGTTATAGAAAAGAAGATGATCGAGATAATTATAGAAATAAAAGAATTGAAAGTACTGGAATATTGTGTAAAGAGTTATTTAGAACTTTATATAAACGTTTTATTAAAACAATTAAACAACAATTAGAAAAAAAGAAATTTACTCCAGATATTATATCAATTATTAATAGAACTAATAATATAACATCAGGTTTAAAATATAGTTTTGCTACTGGTAATTGGGGTTTACAAAAAAATTCGTATATTAGAACAGGAGTTTCACAAGTTTTAAGTAGATTAACTTATGGAGCTACATTATCACATTTAAGACGTGTAGTAATACCAATTGGTAAAGAAGGTAAAAATATGAAAATTAGACAAATTCATCCATCACAAATATTTTTTATATGTCCTATTGAATGTCCAGAAGGTGCTAGTGCTGGTATTGTATTAAACTTTGCTATATCAACTCATGTAACTGAAGATATATCTAAATTATATATAAAAAATATCATTTTAGAAAACATTACTGATTATGTTAAAATTGATAACTATAATTTTGATGATTTAATTTCAACAAAAATATTATTAAATGGTGAAATTTTAGGATTAACTCATGACTATAATAATATTATATCTCAAATTAAAATATTAAGAGAAAATAACATTATAAACAAACAAATATCTGTATCTTATAATGATATTGATGATGAAATTTGTATTTACTGTGATGAAGGTCGCTTAATTAGACCTTTATTTAAGTTAGAAAATAATGAATTAAATTTAAATAATTATAAAAATTGGAATGACTTAGAAAATAATAATATAATTCAATATTTAGATAACTCAGAAGTAGAAGAATTTGTAATTGCTATGAATTTAGAAGATACGAGTAAATTTTTCTGTGATTATTTAGAAATAAACCCAAATTTAATGTTAGGTGTTATGGGTAATATGATTCCGTTTGCAAATCACTCACAATCACCTCGTAATTGTTATCAAAGTAATATGGGAAAACAAGCAATTGGTTTATTTTCAACATCTTATAAACATAGATTTGATACAATAATAAATGTTTTAGATTCACCACAGTTGCCTTTAGTAAGTACTGAATTATCAAAAATGATGAAATTTGATGAAATGGCATCTGGTATTAATGCTATTGTTGCTATATCTACTTATGGTGGATTTAATCAAGAAGATTCTGTGATTTTTAATCAAAGTGCTATAGATAAAGGATTATTTTCAATAACTTCATATAGAACTCTTGTAATGACTGAAAAAAGAAAAAGTACTTCTTTTAATTCTGAAATTATCTGTATTCCTCCGCCTAATGTTAGAAAAAGAGATTTAGATTATAGTAAACTTGATAAAACAGGTATTGTTAAAAAAGGTACTTATATTAAAAGAAATGATGTTGTTATTGGTAAGATATTGAAAAAAAATAAAAATGGTACAGAAACACTAATTGAATGTAGTTTAGTAGCTAAAAATAACGAAGAAGGTATAATTGATAGAATTATTGAAACTCCTTCAATTGAAGGCTTTAAAATATTTAAGATTATAGTAAGAAATCAAAAAATTCCGGAAATTGGTGATAAATTTGCAGCTAGAAGTGCACAAAAAGGTACAATTGGTATGATTTTTAGTCATGAAGATATGCCTTTTACATGTTCTGGTATTGTACCTGATATTATTATTAATCCGCATTGTATTCCAAGTCGTATGACGATTAATCAATTAATGGAATGTTTAATTGGAAAAAAATGTGCTATCGAAGGTGAATTTGAAAACGCAACATCTTTCGCAGTATCAAATAAAACTATAGTAGAAAATGTTTCTAAAAAATTAATAAGTAATGGTTTTGAAAAATACGGTACCGAACAAATGTATAATGGAATGACAGGACAACCATTAGAAACACGTATATTTATTGGCCCTACTTATTATCAAAGACTAAAACATATGGTTAGTGCTAAAATTCATTCTCGTAATAATGGTTACGTTACTACTCTTACAAGACAACCTTTAGAAGGAAGATCTAGAGATGGTGGTCTAAGATTTGGTGAAATGGAACGTGATTGTATGATAGCACATGGTGTTTCTAGATTCTTGAAAGAACGTTTATTTGATCAAAGTGATCCTTATAAAGTTAGTATTTGTAATATTTGTGGTAAATTTTCAACTAACTTTGAAGAATGTAAATACTGTGAAGATAATAAATTAAGTGTAGTTAATATGCCTTATGCTGCTAAACTACTATTTCAAGAACTCAATAGTATGGGTATAAAAACGCTTTTTAAAAGTTAATAATATTCTTAAAAATAAAATATGATGAATAAAGATAATAAATATTATTTTATAACTGAAAATAATAAGTATAAATTTAAGACTGAAATAGAGATGATAGATTTAAAAAATAATTCTATTTTAATTGAAAAAGATTTTGTTATTCTTCATAATGAAAATGAAATTATTAATTATAATACATATATAAAAGACAGTAAAAAAATATTATTTTCGATTATATCAGAAATAAAAAATATCTTTATAAAAAGCTTTAAATTTTAACATATTTATTTATATATTTTTTTAAAAAAATATATAAATAAAATTTTAATATTCACACCTTGTTTCTTCTTCTTTCATAGTTTTTAAATGTATTTCTTGAAAATCAAACAATATTCTTTTTAAATTTATTGGAAACTTTTCTAAATCAAAAATTATATCTTGATTATCATCATAAATACCTGAATATGGTAATGAATATTCAGTCATATTTTTATTATCATTGTTTATATGATAAATTCTAATTAATAAATATATCAATTCTATACCTTTATCATTTAATAATTTCAAATCATTAATAAATTTATTTTTTTGTTTCTTACTTAAATCACGTTTAGTTTTAATATTTTTTATTAATGTATCGTACAAAGGAAAATTAATCATTATTTATATTTATTAAATAATAAAAACTTATAATTCATTTTTATTTCTAATCAAACATTGTTTTATCTATAAAATATAAATATTTAAAAGCATTTACTTGACATATAGTATCACTTAAATCATCTTTTTTACTTTTATTTTTTATATTGTCCATAGTTTCTTTTTCATTTCTTAATGTTAATATATCATATGCTTTATCAACTGCCCATTTTTTACGAGCTTTTTGATCTATAGTTTTCCATTTTATTTTACCATTTTTATAAGTACCATTTTGTACTTTAGCAGCACCTAATATTGTTGTTTTGTAATAAGATGGAAATTGTAAAATTTTTTTTTCAGTATTGTTATATTTAATTAAAAAATAACTATAACAATGTTGTCCTAATCTTATCGCCATACTATTTCTAGACAATTGTTCTTCAATTATAAAAATATTACATTTATTAAAATATTCATTATAAAAATCTAAATGATTAATCATATTTACATATATTTTTTTATCTAAATATTTTTTTTTATCTGTACCTTCGGTCAAATCTTTGTTAATATGTAATATTGTCTTGCCATTTTTACTAACATTGTCTAAAATATTTTTCATTTCCAAAGTTGTTGTTCCATTTTCATTGTATCTTTTTTCATAATCTATATTATTTATTTTTTTCATTTTTTTTAAACATATTTCTTCTATATAAAAACAAAAATTTTTTTTACCAATATCAATACTACAAATCCATATATTTTCATCATTCTTCATAATATTTTTATTATATTTAACTATATTTTAGATTATAATATATTTATTTATATATAAAAAAATATATTATATCATAAAAATATGGATGCAACTAACGAAGTTATTAGTTCTCTTAAATTTATTGGTAAATTAAAAAAAGGAGATAAAATTAATACTAAATTTATGTATACACAACCAGATGGTATGTTAACCCGTATATATCGTACTCTTATTAATCATGATAATAGAACTAATGCTTTAAACTTTTTACAAAGAACAATTCATAATTCATTTGAAATAATGAATAATTTAGAAAAATCAAGTAAATTATCAGACTATAAAATTGCTAAAAATATTATTGATGATTTAAAAAATGCTAAAAACGGTCTAACTAATATTAGAGAAACTTACTCAGGTGACCTTAAATTTAATTGTGATGTATCTACTCTATTACAATATATTGACTCAAGATTAGAAGAAGTTGAAGATAGGTTTTCTGAAGAAATAGAAACTAATTTAAAAAATTTTGAACTAAAAAATGATTTAAGATTTTTTTTAAATGAAAAACATCATATAGAAAAAAGTAACGAAAAAAATAATAGTGCAATGTCACATGCTTCAGTATAATTATTTATATTTATATTATAATAAATGGATAATAATATAAATATTATAAAAAATTTATCAAAAATAATAAATACTTCAAACATTTGTCATGACGATGCTTTATATAATTTAAAAGAAATTAAAGATTATTTAGGTTTAAGTAAAGATACATATTTATCTGATATTGAATTATTTTATTTTTTACAAACAAATGATGATATAAGGGACTACGTTTTAAATTTAATATATTTTTGTATAGAAAATAATCATAATATTTCAAACAACTTATTATCTTTTATAAAAATTTTTCCAGAAAAATTTAATAAAGATATACTAAATATAAACAAAAATACATCATACAATGAAATAGATTTACATGTTGATAATTTTATAAAAAAATATAATAACTTTTATTTAAATGATGATTATAATGATGATTATATAAAAGTTCATTGTAATAATATAATTGATTCAAGTATAACAAATAATAAAATACAAAAATATTGTAAAAATAATTTAATTAATAATATATTTTTTCCAACTTATTTATTTATTAATAATAATATATATGTAAAAACTAACCAAGATATAAACAATCTTGACTTTAAAGAGAATAAAATTATTTACAAAAAATTAAAAAATGATTATATATATAATTTAAATAAATTAAATAAATGGACAATTGTTACAAAAACAACTTGTCCATACTGTATTAATGTTAAAAAATTATTAAAAGAAAAAAATATAGATTTTTTTGAAATAGATTTAAATAATTATACTTCAAAACGAAATTCTATTTTTGAAGAGTTAGATCAATATACATCTGGTTATAGAAGAGTACCTATGGTTTTTTATTATGACAATTTTATAGGTGGTTATGATGATACAAAAAAATTTCTAAATACTTAAACATATTTTAAGTTTAAAATATTATTTACACCTTTGGATATTTAAAACGCCGATTTTAAATAAAATTGAAAAATATATAATTTATAAATTATAAATTAGATTGCTAAAATGGAAACAAAACAATATCATAACAAAGGTTATTGGGATATGGTAAGAAATTCTAATAAAGATAAAGAATATCCTTCTAATATGGGACAGAAATGGAATGATGAGGAAGAAGCATTATTATTACAAGAACTTAATGATAATATAGATATTGAAATAATAGCACAAAAACATAATAGAACTATTGGAGGCATAAATTCACGACAACGAGAAATCGCATATAAAATGTATTTAAAAAATGTCTCTATTAACGAAATAATTAGACAAACTAAATTAGATAATAATTCTATTGAAGAAACAATAAAAAAAACAAAACAAAAATTCAAAAAAAATAAAAACTAAAGAAGTTGATAATGTATTTATTAGTATTAATAAAAATAATAATTATATAGAATTACAAAATGACGTAAAAAATATGAAAAATGATATTAAGCAAATAAAAAATACACTTGGAGAATTAGTTGAAATGATGAAAGCAGTTTATGAATTTGAAGATACTTAAAATAGGTGTTTTAAATCATTATGTGAAAAAATAACAAAGATGTTCACATATTTATATTTTTTTTCATTATGAAATATTGTTTCATGTGTAAAAAAGAATTTATCTATAATATTCACTTTTTTATAAATTTATATTGATTGTTTTTGAATGCTTCTAAAAAGACAGACCATTTGCTTTGTCCTAATTCTAGTATAGCATATTTAGGATCTGTATAAATAATATTCTTGTCATAAAACACTTCCCATTTTGCTCTACAATAGCACATCAAAAATATCAAGTGATTTTCTGTCAATTCAGTACTTGTTAAAGATTTAAGAACTTTACAATAAATTTCAAAATGTTCAGGATTATTATGTTCAATAAAATCAATCATTTCTACAACAAACTTTATATTTTCTCTTTGAAAATCACCATTTTTAATTGATTTCATTGCTAATGTTTTTAGAAAATCAATATAATGAAGAATATTCATTAATAATTCAAGTGAATCTTTTATTTCAAGAACAGTATTTAATATTCTCACTAAAAGAGTATTATCATCAATTTCTGGATTATTATAAATATCATCTAACCTTTCCATTTTTTTAACTATAACTATATATCTTTCTAGTTTTAAATTCATTTTTTAGAGAGGTGCGGATTTTAAACTCCTTCTTTTTAATCTTTGTATATTTTTGGTTTTCTTTCTCTATTAGATTTCTTTTAGCATTTTAAATATAACTTTTCATATCAACTTATTGTTGACATTTATACATATCTCTTTAACAAAGAAACAAAATCTTTCAGTTTTTAGTATTTACGAACCTTTATCATATACAGTATAATCCAAATATTACCTATTGCAGATATTAGTGATTTTTTTGGAATACATTTTCTTCCTAATTTGTCTGTACAATAATTATGACTCAAAGACGAGCTTATCGATGTTTAATCAATACAAATAATATCATCTAAATTATAGTTTTTAATCTCCTTACATCTAAGCACATACTACGTCGAAAATAGGCGTTTTAAATTTCCAAAGGTGTAAAAAAACAATTATATTTTAAATATTATTAAGCTGTAAACAATTAAAAAATAGAATAAAGATTTTTTAACTTTTTTCATTATCTTTTTGTAGAGACACAAAAACCAGACCAACTGAGTATCAAAGAACCAAATTTGAGAAACCAAAGGGAGGTCTGAAAAAAGAAGTCTTCCGCACCCAATCCATCGGGTCAAACACCAGAAGATACTTTGATTTTATAGGGCATAATTGTCTAAGCCTTTTCGTTCCAAATTTAATGGGGGTTTTAAATGAGAAAAAGTGTAAAAGATATAAAATATGAAAAAAAGTTTTATAATGTTGATATTGATGTGTTTCTAAAAGATTAATAAATAAAAAAACTTAATATGGTAATACCTGTTTAATTTTTACATTTTAATACTAATGTAAAAATTATATTATTATACAATAAATTTTAAATTAAACAGAAGTTGTATACTTTTCTTTATATAACTTTTCAACTTCTGGAATAACTACATCTTCTACCATGTATCTAACAAAATTTGTTTCAGTTTCTTTAGAATGTTCTAAACCTGCACTTTCACGTGCTTCCATATATTTATCATAATATTTATCTTTATATTCTGGATAACTATCATCTAATTCTTCAATTTCTTTCCTAGTTTTTACTAAAATATCAACAATTTCTTTCATCTTTTTTTGATGTTCTAAATAAGTCCATGTCAATTGTGCTTTTTTAACTTTTAATGTAATATAATTTTCATAAGAATCATAAACAACTTCATCTTTTACAGCTTTTTTAGATTCTGACAATAATTTTTCCTCTCTATCTTTAATATCTTCAATTATTTTCTTTTCTTCTCTTTTTTTATTTTTTATATCATCACTTATAGATTCACTCATATCTTTTCTAATATCTATTTCTTCAACTTCTGCGGAAAAATTTGAACTAGTAGTTAACGGAAATGGTCTACCTACAAAAGTATGGTAAATATTATGATAAGAATCAACATTTCTAATTAAAAATTCTGCTCTTTTATTGGCCTCTAGTTCGGTAGCAAAATTACCTCTTAATTTTGCATATCCATAAACTCCGTTTTTATTTGGTGACGAACCTTTAGCTGGGATAAAAGAAATCAACCCAATATTTTGATTCAAAGGAGGTGGATCTAAATAAGATCTTTCAACTTTTGGGTAATTTTTATACATTTCATTATTATTTAAAAAATTCATAGCTCTATTTGTTTCTTCATCAGTTAGTTCAGGGGCGTTAGAATCAGGTCTCCATGGTGATTCTCTTGTACTAATTCTATCTTCGGGAGATGTTAATGAACTTTCTTTAATATTTTCAGACATGTTTTAATATAATTAGTTTATTTTTAAATTCTTTTATATAGAGTCTAAAAAATCATTATAAAATTTTTTAAAAATATCATTCCAGTTATATTTTCTTTTTAAATGTTTACTAAAATTTTTATATATATTATTATAGTTAGTATAGTTATCATATACTTCTTCTATTTTTTTAGCAAAATCTTCTGCATTACAATATTCTACATAACCACCGTGATCATCCATATTAGTCGAAATATTAAAACCTAAAGTAGGTTCAACATATGTAATGTTACCAACTTCTTTAAAAATATCTTTAAAAGCACAAACATTTGAAATAATTTGTGGTTTTCCTACTTTAGCATGTTCAATATTACATAAACCAAAACCTTCACCTATACATGTATTAATTCCTATATTACAAGAATTATATAAAATATTCATTAATTCATCCGATAAAGGAGTATCATAATTATATATATGGTTTTTAATAATCCAATCATAATTTAACTTTAATCTTATACATTCACTTCGTATTAAACTTAAATATCTATAACCTGATTTATCATTATAAGGATGTGAATTTAATACTAATTTTATATCAGACCCTACTCCTTTTTTAACTAAAAATAATAAAAAAGCTGTTATAGTTATATCATTTGCTTTTCTATATGTATTACGATTTGTATTTAAAATTAAAAAATCTTCTTTATTAAATTTTAATTGTTTTCTTGTTTCTTCAATATCATCAATACTATAAAATGTATCATTGTCAACACCATGATAAAATATATAAACATTATTATATTTTGGTAATAAATAATTTAAATGTTCTTTCCAAAATTCTGAAAAAACAAATATTTTATCAGCCATAAAAGAAACAAATTCTATTAATTCTATTCTTTCATATTGATATACTAAATCTAAGTATAAATATAATTTAAATTTTTTTTCATTTGTTTTTAAATATTCTTGTATCTGTAATAATAATCTACTTATTACAATTATATCATTATATAAAAAAATAATATCAGGTTTAATTAAATCTACAAATTTTGTAAAAACACTAATACCAAAAGCATCATTAACATTATTTTTTCCTTCTTCTTTTAAAGCATCTATGAATTTGATATTAGGATGAATATATCTTTTTACTTCTTGTTTATCATTTATAAAATTAGAAATACCAAAATAATAGACATCATGATTTTTACTTGCTAAAAAATTTGATATTTTATTACCTATTCTTGAATATCCTATACCTTGATTTGGATATGTTGCATAAAATAAAATTTTCATAGTTTTTTAATATATTTTTTATAAACTTTAAATTTATTAATTATATAATAAAATGAAAAGAAGTAGATCACCAAGAAGAAGTAGATCACCAAGAAGAAGTAGATCACCAAGAAGAAGTAGATCACCAAGAAGAAGTAGATCACCAAGAAGAAGTAGATCACCAAGAAGAAGTAGATCAATTAAAATGTCTACAAATAAAAAACTTTATAAAGTAATATTTAAAAAATCTACTAAAAAAGATAAAAAATTAATGGCTATGTTTTTTAATAAAGAAAATAAACAAGTTAAAGTAACACACTTTGGACAAAAAGGTTATTCTGATTATACTATTCATAAAGATAAAGAAAGAAAACAAAGATATATAAATAGACATAAAAGTAGAGAAAATTGGAGAGATCCAACAACAGCTGGATCTTTAGCTTTATATATATTATGGAATAAACCAACTATTAGAGCTAGTATAACCTCTTATAAACAAAAATTTAATTTAAAATAGATTTAATATTCAAAAATTAAATATCATTTATTTTAAATTATTAATATGTATAGTAAAAAAATATATAATATTAATATTATATTTATATAATCAAATTGTATTTATATAAAAAAAATATATATAAAAATATAATTTATTACTAAAAATAATGGAAAAAAATATAAATTCAACTTATTATAATTCTTTTTACAAGACTATTTATATATTATTAAAAAAAACTAATAATTTAAAATTATTTTTAAAAATTATTAATTTTAAACAAGAAGATAAAATAAACAAAAAAAAATTTATTATTTGTTTAAAAAATAATATTGCACTTTCTTTATACTTAAACAATTCAAGTGAAATTTATTACGAAAAATTTAAAGATATTTTTTATAATGATAAAAATAAACTTAAAAATATTTTATATGAGAAATATAACAATACTATATTTGGATTTTTATATGATATAACTCATCAAAAAGTTTTTTGTGATAAAACATACTTTGACAATTCGTTAGAAATAGGTTTAACTAAAAATAATATATTTATATGTGATTTTGAGATAGAATATGTAGTTAAACTTTTAGAAAAAATTAATATAAGATTATTTATTAATCAAATTGATATAAATAACAAAAAAACATTTAATTATATTGATAGTTTCAAAAATTTATACATAAACTATGATAATGATAAAAAATGTTATTTTATAAAAATAAAAAATAAATATATTAGAAAGAAACCTAAAACTTTGACTAGAGTATTATATTCTTAAATATTTTAAAAATAATATATTAAGTTAAAGTTGTAAAAAATAAAAATGAAATAATATATCTAAAAATATATATTATTTACAAAGAAATGTCATTTAGTTCTGATCTATTAAAATTAGATTTAACAGATACAAAACTATTTTTTGAGTCTAAAAGTTTAGATGATTTATTAGAAATAAGAAAAATAGCTTGTGATAAATATTATAATTCAGGTGATATTATTTTAACTGATTTACAGTATGATTTACTAGAAAAAATCATTTTATCTCTTGATAATACTTTAGAAAGTAAAAAAATGATAGGTTACTTACCTACACATAATAAAATAAAGTTACCTGTATTCATGGGTTCTTTAAACAAAATATATCCTTCTGACACTAAAGATATACAAATATGGTTAAATAAAAACAATAGTGATAATTATATTATTGAAGATAAAGTTGATGGTGTAAGTTGTTTACTAATATATAATAATGATTCTAAAATAAATTTATATACTAGAGGTAATGGTATATATGGAACGGATATTTCTCATATTTCAAATTATATAAAAGGTATACCATCTTTAAAAAATATAAATATTATAGTTAGAGGTGAATTAGTTTTATTTAATGAAAAATTTAATAATAAATACAAAGATAAATATTCAAATCCTAGAAATATGGTTTCTGGATTAATAAATTCAAAAATTTTTAATAATGCTATAAATGATATAAATTTTATTGCATACGAAATATGTTATTTTTCTTCAATTATAACTAATGATATAAAACCATACGATCAATTACTAAAACTTAAAGAATTAGGTTTTAATATTGTTAATTATGAATTAGTTAATAAAAATATTACAAAAGATGTAAATGAATTAATATGTAAATACAATATATTTAAAACAACATCAAATTATAATATTGATGGTATTGTTATTCAGTCTAATGAATGTTATAATATTAATACAGAAAATAACCCTAGTTACTCATTTGCATTTAAAATTAATGATATTGATAATATTGTAACTACATATATAAAAAATATCGAATGGAATGTTTCTAAATGGAATATTTTAAAACCAACTATCTGTATAAACGAAGTTATTATTAATAATGTTTTGATTAAAAGAGTGACAGGTCATAATGCTAAATATATAAAAGATAAAAATTTAGGACCTGGTGCATGTATTCAAATTACTAGGTCAGGTGAAGTTATACCTTATATAGTAAATGTTATTTCTGAATGTAAAGAAGGACCTCAATTACCAGATACAACAATATGGGATTATTCATGGAATAAAACAAATGTAGATTTATATTTAAATAATAAATCAGTTGAACAAGAAATTAATTTAATTACAAATTTCTTTAAAGATATTAATATTAAATTTATATCTCATTCTACAGTAACAAAAATGTTTAATAATGGTTTGAATAATTTATTTAAAATTTTATATGCTTCCAAAGAAGATTTAATAAAAATCGAAACTTTTAAAGAAAAAACTGTAGAACGTATATATAATAATATTAGAACTGGTATTAATAACGCTACAATACCTGAAATACTTTCAGCATTTTGTGTATTTGGTTACGGTATATCATTAAAAAAAATTAATTTAATTTTTAAAAACTATCCAAACTTTATAGAAATTGATATAGATACAATTACATTTGAAAAAGATAAGATATACAATATGTTAATTATTCTTGATGGATTTTCAGATAAAACTATTGATAAAATTATATCTAATTTTTATACAGCCAAACAATTTTATAATGAAATTATAATTTTTAAAAACAATTTAACCTTAAATAATAAAAAAGAAGAAATTAAAGAAGAAGTACTTTATAAAATTAAAGATGATATTGATATATCTAAAGTTGTGTTTTCTGGTTTTAGAGATAAAAATTTAGAAAAATTCATAATAAGTAAAGGAGGAGAAGTTTCTACTAGTATATCTTCTAAAACATCTTTAATTATAATTAAAGATATTAATAGTATTAGTTCTAAAATAGAAAAAGCAAAAAAAAAACAAATACCAATAATTTTATACTCTGATATTACAAAATAACCATACTAATTTAAAGTTGCTTTTTTAAAAATGATTTTTTAAATATACTTTTACTTTATATTTAAAAAGTATTAATAATGTCTTATGATAAAAAGATTACTGAAAATAAAACTATTAAAGCATGTCCAAATGGAGATGAATGTGAACTAGTATCATTTGATTTATATGATTATAATTATTATAATTTAGAAGATACTAAAAAAAAATGTAAATATATTCACGAAGATGAGACATTAGAAAATTATTTTAATAGAACCAATTATGTAAAAAATAAAAATAAAAATAAAAATGATCTAGATATTGATAATAATTTGTTTTCTAATGAAAACACTACTCATATTATAAACATTTATATTACTAATAATAACAACAGTGTATTCATTGATAATTTTCAAAAAAATATAAATAATATTATTAAAAAATATTTTAATGATAACATTAATAAGGATATAATGATGATTAATAAAATTCCAGTTTCAATATTATGGAAACTAAAAAATGATAATAATACAAATATCTGTTATTATACTAATAGTATTTATAATGATGATATTACTTTAAAATATTTAAATGTGAATTTTAATAAAATGATTGATAAAATGAAAAATGATATTGAATTTTTGAATTTAAAATATAATCATGATTTTTCAATTAGTTATGTAGTATCAAAACCAATTAATAATAAATTGTCTTCGTTTAAAGAATCTTTTTATTTTAATAAGTTTAATGAAAAAAAAAGTTTGTATACAAAAGATAGACCTCCTACACCGATATTTTCTGTTACAAAATTAAATAAAACAAAATTAAAATCTAAAAATTCTTATACAGAATCAGATTTTTCTGAATCGGAAAAAAATTCAGATCTTGATGATTCAAGTTATACTCCAAGTATTCCGGAAAGTGAATTGTATGAAGAAGATTTTGAAGAAGAATCAGATGAAGAAGAATCAGATGAAGAAGAATCAGATGAAGAAGAATCAGATGAAGAAGAATCAGATGAAGAAGAATCAGATGAAGAATATTAATGTATATTAAGTATAAAATCAATATATTTTATTTTAATTTTTTAAAAAATTAAAATAATTAGAACCCATCATCATAGTATGATGATGGAGGATTTTCAGTTGAATAAATAAACAAAGCAGTATCTCTAAAAGCTTTTTTACATTTCCAATTTAATAAAGTAAGTTTTGGTATAATATAAGTATCAATAATATTATTTATATATTTTATATTTTTTGGATTTTTAGAATTATTTTTAAGATTCCATGAATCTATTGAAAAATAATTATTTTCGTCTTTAGTTAATATATGTATTGTAATATCTTCTATTAACTTTTCTAATAGAATTTTTTCCCATATCTCATTAAAGTTACTCTTATTATTAGAGTCAATATTATTATTGAATTCAAAACTCATATTCATATTTTATTATACTTATTTTATTTTTTTAAGTTTTTTTATCTTTCTTAGATTTCTTAGACTTCTTTTTTGTTTCTTTACTTTCTAAAGGTTTTTCTAATTTACTAGTTATAGATTCATTTTTTAACTTTTTATATTCATTATTAATTTTTTCTTCTATTGATATATTATTATTATTATTAGACATATTACCAACTAAATTTAAAATATTATTTATACCATCAACACCACCCGGGACGGACAAAGATGAAGGAGATAAATTATTTAGTTGTTTAAGCATAGGATTTAAAATAGAACTGACATCAGAAACTTCCTTACCTTCTTTAATATTATCCATAACAGAATTTAAACTATTTAACATTTCATTAAATTGAGGATTATTTTTAACCGGTAATTCATTTTTTGAATCTGTAACAAAAGATTGAACATCATTAACTAATGATGATAAATCTAAATCACCTTTTTCTAATTTTTCTGATACGTTATTCATTATGTCTGAAAATAAACCAGATTGAAATAAATTATTAATAGTTTCCATAGGTGGTTTATTAGGATCTACATTATTTTCAATTTTTGAAAAAATATCTTTTATAACTTCATTACTAGTTAATTTTGATAATTTATTTTTAGGTAAAAAATTTTTAGCATCACTATCTTTATCTAATAAAGCACTAAGATATAATAAATGATTTTGAATTGCAATAACATTTTCGTTATCTATAATTTTAAATAAATGTTCAAAATTTATATATACTTTTTCACTATACTCAATCTTATAAAAAGTAAATAAATCAAAATTTTTCTTAACAATACCATCTCTATTATTAATACAAAAAGTAGTAAATAATTCAATATGTCTATTAATTGATTGATTATGATGATTTAATGTTTTACTTAATAAATGATTATATAACCTTAAAGATCGTTGTTTATCTGCATATAACTCAGATAAATCACTAACAAAATTTTTAATTACATCAAAAATTAATATATCTTTATTATCCATTGTTTTAATCTTTATTATATAATTTTTAAATAGAATATAAATAGAATTTAAACAAAAAATATATTATTTTAAAATGTCTAAAAATTTTGATAAATTAACAATAAAAGAACTTGATATCGACATGATACAACCTATGACTAGTACATATAAACAAGAAAATCAAGGTGGTTCTAAAATTGTTGTTATTGGTAAACCAGGATGTTTTGCAAAAGGTACACAAATATTAACTTATAATGGTAATATAATAAATGTTGAAAATGTTAAAGTAAATGACTTGATTATGGGTGATGATTCTACACCTAGAAAAGTTCTTGAATTATGTAGAAATTATGATAGTATGTATACTATAACTTTTTTAAATAATTCTTTAAAAGAAAAAATTACTGTAAATTCAAATCATATTTTAGTATTAAAAGTTCCTTGTGATAACATCAATGATAAATATAAAATTATAAAATTAACTGTTAATGAATATCTACAAAAATCTATAGAATTCAAAAATAGTTGTAAATGGTTTAAAAATTCGGTAAATTTTCAAGAAAAAAATTTATATATCAAACCTTATACATTAGGAACTTGGTTAAGTAATAACAATACTAAAGTATTAGATTCTAATATTATTGATAATATAAAAAACAAATATGATTTATCTGAAAAAAATATATTTATACCTTTTGATTATAAAATTAATTCATTTATAAATAGAACTGAATTATTAGCTGGTATAATTGATTTTCATTCTAATTTTACATTTTCAAATAATACTTTTATTATAAAAGATAGTAACTTTAATTTTTTAAAAGATATAGAGTTTGTTGCTAGATCTTTAGGATTACACTCTAATATATTATCTTTTAATGATAATTATTATACATTAGTAATTTCCGGTAATCTTTCTATAATTCCATCTATAAAAATAGATACTAAATATATAAAAAATCAAGAAGATTTAACATACAGTTTTGAAATAGTTTATGCTGGAAATTTTGAATATTATGGTTTTACACTTGATAATAATCATAAATTTTTATTATCTGATTTTTCTGTTGTACATAATACAGGTAAAACAACATTAATTTCCTCTTTATTATATGCTAAAAAACATATATTTCCTACTGGAATGGTTATGAGTGGTAGTGAAGATAGTAATCATTATTATAGAAAATTATTTCCAAGTACTTTTGTTTACAATTCTTATGATGAAGAAATTATAAAAAGTTTTATTAAAAGACAAAAATTAGCAAAAGATAATTTAGACAATCCTTGGTCCGTATTATTATTAGATGATTGTACTGATGATGAAAAAGTATTTAATAAAACAGTACAAAAAGCATTATTTAAAAAAGGAAGACATTGGAAAATATTATATATATTATCATTACAATACGCAATGGATATTAAACCTGCTATTCGTGTAAACGTAGATGGAACATTTATATTAAGAGAACCTAGTGTAAAAATTAGAAAAACTATTTGGGAAAATTATGCAAGTGTTGTTCCTGATTTTACACTCTTTTGTCAATTAATGGATAAATTAACAGATGATTATACTGCTATTTATATTAATAATCAAACAACATCTAATAAAATGGAAGATTGTATATTTTGGTATAAAGCTAATCTAATACCTAACGATTTTAAATTTGGTTCTGATGATTTTTGGGACTTTCATTATGAAAGATATAACCCAGAATATAAAGAACCTTTATTAGAAAGTTAATTTATTAATATCTAATTAATAAATTATTAATAACCAAATATCTTAAAAAATTTATTTTTAAAAAAATTAAATATATAATTTACTTTTATACATAAATTTTTAATAATTTTTTTAAAAATATTGTTTCGTCTATTATTTTTGTAAATTTTCTTTTTTTTTGTAATAAAAATTGGATTAATAATTTCAACTTTTTTTTCTTCTTCAACTAAAGTACTATTTTTCTTGTTTTTTTTAATACCATTAAATAAATAATTATTTTGTATTTTATGTATTAATGAAAAATATTCAAGTCGTCTAATTTCTGATAATTCTTTATCTGTCACTATTTTTTTATCATTAAATGATGGATCATTAGTCATTGTTTCTTTATCATTAAATGATGGATCATTAGTCATTGTTTCTTTATCATTAAATGATGGATCATTAGTCATTGTTTCTTTATCATTTAATGATGGATCATTAGTCATTGTTTCTTTATCATTAAATGATAGATCAACAGTCATTGTTTCTTTATCATTAAATGATAGATCATTGTCATTAAAATTTAGTTCATCAATCATTAATTGTTCATCATTAAATAATGATTGATTAGTACTTATTGATTCATTATCATCGTACTTTTTAGATAATAGTTCTTCACATTTTTTTAGAATATTTATATCATCATTGTTAGTTAAATAAAAATTATATTTTTTTTCATTTTCTTTATCTATTTCATTAATTGATACAATATCAAAATCATCTACGAAATCTTCATTCATATTTTATTATTATTAATTTTTCTTTTAAAATATTTTAAAAAATAAATGAATAATATTTGTGAAACTACATTAATATTACCTCAAATTACTATAAATTTTTTATTAGATAAATTAAACAATAATAAAAATAATGAGATAGCTGGTAATTTTAATATAAAAAAACAGAATGAAAAAGAATATTTATTATTAAAAGGTGATAAAATAGTTCAAGGAACAGATGATAAAGTTGGTAAAGTTATAAGTAGATATAATTGGCATACACATCCTATAGGAGCATATATAAAATATAAAGTAAAAAAAGGAATACCTTCTAATTGGGATTATATTATGTTTTTAACAAATTATTGTGATAAAAACTGTAATACAATATTTCATATAGTAATAGCTTTAGAAGGTTTTTATATAATAAGTATAAATAAAGATTTATGTGGTTTGAAAAAAATAGATAAAAAATTAAATAAACATATTATGAATAAATTTGGTATTGTAGAAGAAGATATTGATATAGATTATTATATTAAAAAAGTAAATAATATAAAATATAAAGATAAATATATTTTTAATGTAGAATTTAGAAATTACAACAACAAGTATGAAAATAATTATCGTTTTAACATATATTATCCTAAAAATAATAACAGTTGTGAACTTGAATAAAAATGATATAATTTTACAAAGATTATAAAAATTACAAAAAAATGAATATAGTAATATATTTTGATAATAAAAAAATATTAGATTATGTAAATAACGATAATAGTCATAATAAAATACCATATTCATTTGAAAAATTATCAACATTAATAAATTGCCCTTCGTGTGGTAATAATAGTATTATAGAAAAATTAGGTTATTTTCCATCTATCGATTCTTTTTGTCATTACTTTAATTGTCATCATACAATAGAAGTAAAATCTATTTTAGCAGAAGGTAGACATCAATACGCGTATCAATCAATTCCTTTTGATGTTAAATTAGGTTCTCCAGAAATTTATAAAAATTTAAAAAAAATAAATAAAACATTACTTATTTTTTGGTATAATATACTATATTCAGATGAAAAAACTACAATATTAACTATTAGAAATTGTATAATGTATCCAATGGAATATTTTAAAGAAGGTTTTAATTGTTCCAGAGAAATTGTTTTTCAACGTAAAAAAATTAAAATTAAAAAAAGATTAAACTTGAAAATTTTTCCCGAATTTTCAATATTTAAAGAATTATTAGTTGATAATTTTAAATCGAACCATAATTTTAAACGTGTAGAACAAATAAAAGCAAATAATGATCACAATATATTTAATGATATAAAAAAATTAAAAAAAAAATTATTACATTATAATTAAAATTTAATATGTTAATATATTAATAAATTTTAATTAAATACTAATTTAGGTTTATTCATATCATTTATATGTTTAATAATTTTTTCTCTTGTACTTATTCTTAATTTATATTGATTAGTAACAAAATTTTTATCTTTTGTAAACATAATATTTAATATTTGATCTAATGGATTAGATAATAATTTTAAATAGTATAAATAGTCTATTTTTAATATAGAACTAAATTGTTTAAAATAGTCAATATGTTCAACTTTCACACTTTGTTTAGCTTTATGACCACCATTAGTAGTTATAACATACTCTAATCTAGTACCATTATCAATACGTTTACCACGTTTTTTCATTTTTTCTGCTAATTGTACTTGTGCTGGTAATAATTGAAGGTAATATTCATATTCATTTGTTACATTTTTACTTTCAAATTCTTTATTTTTTTCTTCTATATTAGTTGGGAGATTTTTTACAACATAATCTCCAATTAAAGTTTTTGTAACATTATTTTCAAAAACTTTAACAGGTTTAAAATCATCTACATTACCTACTGCTTTTGTTATAATAAAATCATCATAATTATAATATCGATAACATAATTTATTAATTTCTTCGACTATAAAATTTTTAATATCAATTTCTGTTTTATAATCAAAAATTTGTCTAACAACATTCTCGTAAATATCTCTTACAAATTTACTATTGTCACGTCTTGCTAGTAATACACCTTTTTTACCAATTTTTTTATCAATTTTTCCATTAGCATATTTAGTATACATATATCTTTTTTTAGTCAAAATAAAAAAACGTACATATATAGCTTCTTCAAATTCTAATTTATTTGGTGCCGGAAATAACTTTGACACTTCTACAGAAATTTTTTGAGCATATTTCCATAATTCTTCTAAATCTTTTATATGAGGAAATTGTATATAATTTGAATCTGTATCACCATAAACTAATTTTCCTTTATAATCAGATTGTATTACTTGTGCAACTTTTTCGATATTAGTACGTCCCATAAATGTAGTACACATTGCACCTGGCATAAAAGGTAAATATCCTCTTTTTACACCAAGAGCACCATACATTGAATTTGCAGAAACTTTATAAGCTAACTGTCTATTTTCTAATACTTCATTTAATATATTTAGTTCTTTAATTCTATTAGAATCAGTTGATTTACTTATTTCATCTTTATATTTTTTAATTTCATTACGTGTATTTTTACGTGCTTCTAGTAAATTTTGTAATACAGTTGGTAAAACACCTTTAGGTTCTTTAATAAAACGATATTTTCTTTTTGCACATATTTTCATTTTTGGTTTATTTTTTACTATATTTGCACGTTCTTCTCTAAAAGGTTTTAATTCTTTATTTAATTTTTCAATATCATTATCAATTTGTTCTTTATTTTTTTTATTTTTTGTTTTTCTTAATAATGTTATTTTATCTGTATAATTTTTTATTATAACATCTAATTCTTTACGACGAATTACTTTTACATCGTGTTCACAATATATATGATCTTCCCATTCCATTACATTACATTTTTCATCTAAAATATTATTTGGTTTACTATCATCTACTAAAGTTGAATAATCTATATTATACGCGATAATAGTAGATGGATATAGAGAACTAAAATCAAATGGTACTACATTATCATATATACCTGGAACAGGATCAAATACATGTGCACCAACGAATTTCTCATTTTCTTTACACAAATAACCATCTTTTTCTACTACAACACCAATATTCATACAAAATTTATAAACTTGACTAAATACTTTTATCTGCTGACCTTGTGTATATAAATAAAATGGTGGTACGTTACATACTTTTGCCATTTCACATAAACCAGTCCATGTCTGCATCTTATGCATCAAATTAACAACCAATAAAGAATCTTTTACACAATAATTACCACAAACAGATATAGCTTTTTTTGCTCGTTTAGAATAAATTTTATTACCAGAATTATCAAAAGAATGTTCAATACCTTTTCTATAACATTCAAAAATACTTTGTGCATCTAAATCATCTTTTGTATCCTTTAATAAATATTCCGAAATTGTTTTTAATTTATAATTATTTAATTTAAAATCTCTTCTTACTAAGGGTAATAAATCAATTATTAATATTCCTTCTGTGTCTAAAAATCTAAATTCTTGATTTTTGTATGCAGAACTAGACCACTGTATCTTTTTCTCTTTTGATTCTTTATATTTATGAAAACTTTGTTTTGCAAACTCATAACCACACCTTGCGTGACTATTTGATCTGTCAATCATATATGGAATATCAAAACCTAAAATATTATAACCAACAATTATATTAGGTTGTTCTTCTTTTATCATTTTTACAAATTCTAATAATAATCCATCTTCGTCATCAAAAGTTTTACATATAATTTTTTTATCTAAAATATTTCTATCATAATCACCTAAAGTTAAAAGATATTTTTTATAATCTTTTTCTTTATCACGTTCTCTGCATATAACACATGATATTTGAAATATTTTATCATCTACTTTTTTTGGATCAGGCATCGCATGTATTCTACTTGAATTTACTTCTATATCAAAACCCATTATTTTTGGTTTAGGTATTGTATCATCATCTATAGATGACATATTCTTCCATCTAACTATATATTCATATTTACATATAGTTTCTTTATTTTCTTCACTAACTTTTTTTCCATTAAACTTTATCCATCCAGTCATATTAATATTAGCACAACAAGCTAACTGTAATATAGGACTTGCATCTTGTTCATGTATCTTTAATTTAAATTTACCAATATTTGGTATCTGAATTTCTCTATTTAATCTATATGATAATATTTTTATACTTTTTTTAGAATTAAAACTACAAAACAGATAAGGAAATTTTATTTTTTTTTCTTTATTATCTATATTTGCATAATATAATTTATATTTATATGTTAAAATTTTTTGTTTAGGTTCATTACCCTTCATAATATTATTAATTTTATTACCCAATAATTGTATTTTTTTATCATCCCATACAATATTAGATGGTAACTCAATATATACATATGGAGTAAAATCATTTACTTTTACACATACATTTTCATTATCTTTATTCAAACCATATATTCTTATATAAGTCTGACTAATATTATCTTCGTCATCTTCTTCAAAATTCCAATTATATGGATAAAAAAATTGATCTTCCATTTTATATTTTTAATATATATAATTTTATTTTTTCATTTTTAATTTTAAATATAGATGTATATTTAAAATTTATTCATCTTTTTTATATACTACCCCTAATTGATTACACATATTACAATCTACAAAATCATTATTTTTATTATTTTCACATTTGTAACATTTTAGTAAACTATTACACGAACAATTTCTTATAATTATTTTATTCTTTAAAAAACCAAAACCTTTACAATTTTCACATATAATTACTTTTTTATCGTATTTAAAACCAAACTTTGTTCTTGTATTTTTAAAAAAATAATATATACTTAATATATACACAAAAATTATAAAAACATAATGATTATATAATAAACTATTATTAATATATAAATACATAGTTAAACTTATAAACCTATACCATATATATGTTATATTATGTATATTAAATAACACATTTTTAATACTATTATTCATCTTTAATAAATTACTTATATCATAAAAATACATAGCTATATTAGATTTTTCTAATATATTAATAATATTCCATAACTTAATATTAAAAAATAAACTATTATACATCATATAAATCATTATTAAATGATGTACTACAACATGTAATAATTTATATCTGTTTTTTTTATTTTGAACTAAATTTATAATATCATAAATATAATAAGAAATACTAAATACTTCATTTGGAAAAAATAAAATTAAAATAGAATATAATAAAGATAAATATTTAATAGTTAACAGTTTTTTAATACCTAAAAACATTTCTAATGTATTATCTAGTTTTAACCAACATTTTACATACAATACTAAAAATATAGTTGAATTCAATATAGAAAATGTTGTATTATTATATACCATTTTTATTAACTTTAAAACTGGTTTAAATTATAATTTATTTTATTATTAAAATCTTATTTTTAAAATATAATTATTTTAAAAATAAATATTTGTATTATAAAAATTGTTAATAATGATACATGAATATATAAATAAAACTATTACTATAGCAACATGTTGTAAAAATTCTGAGAGATTTATTAAAAAATTTTTAGACCTATGTATATCAATTTCTAAATTTTTTAAAGATTTTAAAATAATTATTTATGAAAATAATTCAAGTGATGATACTTTAAAAATAATATATAATTGGTTAAATTTAAATAATATTTATTCAAAAGTAAAATTAATATCGGAAAATTTAGATAGACATGATACAAATGCAAAACATATTATTATATCTCATGCAAGAAATAAAATATTAGACTATGTTAAAAATAATAGAACTGATTTGTTATTAATATTAGATTGTGACGAAGTTACTATTAATTCTATATTTTATGATAATTTTATTAATACGTTAAACACATTATCATATGATTACTGGGATGTTATATTTCCAAATCAATTAAATTATTACTATGATAAATGGGCTTTACGTATACCAAATACATTTTTAGACATAGATTGGAAAAAATTAAATACTGATTATAATTTAATTATTCCTTATAATTTTAATAAAATAATTAAAGTTAAATCAGCTTTTGGAGGAGCAGGTTTATATAAAGTAAATATTATTAAAAATTGTTGTAATTACAGTCCATTTGATAAAAAAAATATTGGTTTTAGATGCGAACATGTTTCATTTCATAAATGTTTATATAAACACGATGCAAAAATGTATATAGTACCAAATTTTATAAATTGTGAATCTGATTTAAAAATTTTAAATAAACAATATCCAACTATATTTATAGAAGAATTATATAAATAATTTACTTATTTTTATTTAAAATTACATTGTTTATTAAATTAAAATCATATCTTCTTGAATTTAATAATGTTTGTGTAATATTATTAATTACATTATCTTTATTACAAGCTACCCATATTTCATCTTTATAATTTATTTCACTACCATTTGCTTGTATATCGACAAGTTCTGTTAAAATTTGATCTGCTGCACTAGTAGCTAAGTTTTGTAATGTTTGATCACTATTATTTTTATCTAATGTTAATATATAAAGTGATAAATAAGTAAAAAATAATTGATGTTTATAACTCATTTCTTCTAATTCTGATGAAGTATAATCTTTTATTTTGTCTAATACACATTGAGAATTTTCTTCAACTTTTGAATCAGATAATCTTAAATTCTTTTTGAGACCTAGCATACCATTAATTATTTTTTTATATTGTTCTTTTTGAATACTTAAATTATTTTCAGCTGTATTTTTATCAGAATTACAAGAACTTGATGAAAAGAATAAAAATATAGCTACTCCTGTTGAAACAATAGTAATAATAGACATTACCCAAAATATTGGATTTTTGAATATATCTAAATATGAATTCATTATATTTTATTAATATTCAGATTTTTTATTTTTAAAAAAATCTATTATAATTTTATTATTTATTAATGAAGACGAAGATGAAGATAATGCATTTATAGATTCGGATGTAATATAATCAAAACAAGGTTTTAAAACAGGTTTCCATATCAATTCTAAATAATGTATATTATCATTACTACTCACAAACATATTATTATTATATTCAAAAGATTTAATAATTGTTTCAGCTATATCATTTATTAAATATTTTTCAGCATCATGTTTATTTTCTATTATCGTATTATCTTTTGTATTTATAATTTCTTTTTCTTGTTGTATACCAAATGTTAAAGTAAATTTATTATCTCCTTGAATAAAATCAATATTTATTGGAGATATATTAATCATATATATTGAAAAATATGTAAAAAATAATTGTTGTTTATATACAAAATTTTTAATTTGATTTTCATTTAAATTATTAATAATATCAATAATTTTGGTTTCTGCTATTTTTATATCATCATTACTTGGAGTAGGTTTAATAGTATCTATTGATAATAAACTTTTAGTTAAAGTATTTTTTATTAACTGGTCTTTTGAATCTGTAGTACAATTATTTTTATTTAGAAATACAAAATATATTATTATAACTAAAAATATTCCTAATAAAAAACCAGCAAATCCAGAAAATAAAGATACATATAATATATTTTTATTAATTATATCAAATATATTTGATATAAAATTTTTATTTTCATTACTCATTTATTTTTTATAAATATTTATTAAATATTTATAAAAAATAAATGTTATATAATTTATATTCATTAATAATTATATTATTAGCTATTTTAATAATGTTGTTATTATCTTATTATAAAGATAATCATCATCATCATTCTCATACTGGTTCAACTGGTTCAACTGGTTCAACTGGTTCAACTGGTTCAACTGGTTCAACTGGTTCAACTGGTTCAACTGGTTCAACTGGTTCAACTGGTTCAACTGGTTCAACTGGTTCAACTGGTTCAAC